GGATTTTGCCCAACAACTAAGTAGGCAGTGGATCAACAAATACGGAATAATTGTATTTGAAGATCTTAATATAACTAAGATGGTTCATAATCACAACATAGCGAAGAGTATCTTGGATGCAAGCTGGAATAAACTGGTACAATATACTTCATACAAAGCGGAAGACGCTGGTAGAAAAGTAGTATTGGTCAATCCTGCTTATACATCTCAAATGTGCTCAAGCTGTGGTCAAATAGTCAAAAAGGATCTGTCTATCAGAGTGCATGATTGTCCTTATTGTGGATTATCTATAGACAGAGACCTCAATGCATCTCTAAATATTGCGAGACTGGGGCTACAGTCTCTGGCATCCGCCTAGATGCCTGCCAATGAATTGGCAGGAATGGTCACCAGATAGGACATTAAAAATGAAGTCCTTGGATAAATTTAACAATCTTATTCAAGAAATGAAACAAGAATGCTTAAAATTATAATGGATAATTATGACAAAATTCCAGATAATTAGTACAAAATATAAAAACCTTCCAAATGGCCCCTGTGTCACTATTTATGGCCGAGATCAACAAGGTAACGCCATCCAACATGACATTACAGGATTTAAGCCATATTTTTTTGTATTGCCTAAGGACTTCAAAATTGTAGAAAGTTTGTTAAACGACTTACCAGAGGTTACGGAATATTATCATGATTATAAATATTTACCCTCTGGATATCAGCAAGATCGTACTGAAGTTTTACAAATTTATGTGAAACGTCCGGGTGATGTTCCAAAAATCCGAGATACCTTAAGAAACCATCCATCTGTAATTGATGTATATGAAGCAGATATTTTGTATGCTACAGCAAGGTTTTTAACCAACCATGATCTGTTCGGAATGGGTTGGGCAGAAGCCAATGGAAATGATATTAAACCCTTGCATAACATCAAGGAGAATGCTCCACTGCGATTTTTAGGAACGGATATCGAAGTTCTCCCACCCGAGAGGAATGTACCCGTTGCCCAAGTTGACCCTATAATCATTATAAGTTTGAGTTTTAACATACCATATAAAGGTCATAAAAGTTTGGTGCTAGTCGCACGAAATGGTACTGATTTCGGTGACGTAAAGTACCTTAATGACGAGCGATCCGTATTAACTACATTTCTACAAATCATCCAAGATTATGACCCGGATATCATGCTAGATTTCAACGGATCTATATTTGACCTGCCATATATTGAGACTAGGTTAAACATGCTTAGCATATCAAACAATATGGGTCGGGACCAAACACCATTTGTTATCAAGGAATTTGGTAGCAAAAAGGAAGTTAATATAGTGGGTAGGGCATGCGCAGATCTTATTGACCTGATAAAACTAAATTATTCATTGACTAGTTACTCCTTAGATAATGTTTCCAAGGTTCTTCTTAATAGACCCAAACTAGATATTAAAGCCAGTGCCATGCGTAGAATCTGGTTGGAGGGTTCCCACCAAGAATTAACCGACTTCATATCATATGCGGCGCGAGATGCTGACCTACTCTTAGACATCGTGAATGAACTCAAACTTATTGATCGTTATATTGCGTTGTCCCGAGAATGTGGCCTTCTTTTACACGAAGTCATTAATGGAGGACAATCCCGCCGCATAGAATCCATGTTGCTTCGTGAATTTTATAAAGAAGGTAGATTATTTCCGCTTAAACCAAAAACATTACCAAAAGATGTAGACGTGGAAGGTGCAACTGTTTTTGAACCTGACCGAGGCTTGCATGAAAACCTAATTGTAATGGACTATAAGAGTCTGTATCCGAGTGCGGTTAGAGCCTTTAACATTTGTTGGACATCTATTCTAAATGAGGACATACCTAGCATCAAAGCAATAGTGGCACCAAACAATGTCAAATATGTAGACCATTCTGTGTATGAAGGTTTAATGCCACGTATATTAACTAGGCTATATAACAAGCGAGTTGAATTAAAAACCTTAATGAAGATGGCTACAACCAAAAGCGAAAAAGAATTTTATGATAACCAACAATACTCAGTTAAAATTCTTTTAAATAGTTTCTACGGTTACACAGGTGCAATGACTAGTCGTTTTTGTGATGCTAGGCTCGCGAATTCAATAACAAGTGTTGGCCGAATGGCTATAAAATTAACCAAGGAAACCGCAGAAAGTTTGGCAAAGTGTAAAGTAGTAGGCGGTGATACAGATTCGGTTTTCATTAAACTTTTTGAACAAAATGATCCAGATAGTGCCAAGCGGGTGGCTACGATTATCCATGATGAAATGGTTAGGAAGTTACCACACCCTATGGAAATCGACTTTGAATGTTTCGTAAAACGTGGTATAATTTTTGAGAAAAAACGCTACGCTATGTATATTTTCGAACAATCTAAAGATGGCTGGAAAGACAAATACAAATATAGAGGAATCGAAACCAGGAGGAAAGATTGGGTTCCGCTTGTAGGAGACACCATGGAAAAAGTTCTAGAACTTATCTTAAAGGAGGATAGAACCCGAGATGCATGGGAATATACTGATCAAATTATAAACAAGATTAGATCTTTGCAAGACATTCGAACAGATCCAGAATTTGCTCAGAAACTTATTTTAAGTCGAAAACTAGGCAAAATTGATGGTTATAAAAATCCACAACCCCACTTAACTACATATAATAAAATGGTTTCTAGGGGCGAGCAACCGCCAGGTTTAGGGGATCGCGTCCAATACTATGCAATACCAGGCGCTATGAAAGATGGTATAAGTCTATGTGCAGATTCACCTGATTATGTTATCTCAACAGGTGGTCGTATTGATAATGAGTGGTATATTCATCATCAAGTCATGCCGGCATTAGAACGAGTATTTTCGGTGATGAATATTGATATTAATACTGGCAAGAGAATACAAGTCGCATCTGATCTATTTGGCTTTTCACAGGTCGAAAAATCCAAAGAAATCATACAACCTAAAAAAACAAAAACTGGTTTGTTCTCCTTCACATAAATTATGAGGTATTATTATGTCAAAATGTATAATATGTGGTAATAATATTAAACAAAGGCAACTTTCCTTAAGTCTAGACCTAACAATATATCCATTGGCTTGTAGAAAGTGTTTGCCCAGGAAACATGTCATGATTATGACTAATGGAAAATATTTAATAATAACCAAAGAAAATTATAATAAGTTAAATAAAAAGTTAAAATTCAGATTACCTTTCGCTGGATCCACTGGTATTGTTCAAATTGAAAAATCCTATATACGATCATTGACAAAAATATATAAAGAGTACTTCTTGACAGAAGAGGAAAAAGAAGAAATAAATTGTCTTTACGACCAAATGGACTATCTTGCGGATAACATAAGTGATTTACAGGATCAAATTGACATAATTCCCTTCAGACAAATAAAATTCGGAGGAATCTAGTTGGCAGAAGAAATCATGCGTAGGCTTCTTGCAAGCAAGGACAAATCAAGTAACACAGAAATAATTCAAGCAGACGGAGACACAATAGAAGAAATTAATATTAAATACAAGTCAGGTAGGGTACTAACCATTCGATAACCAAAAGGCTTAAATACTAGAAAATAATAAATTAAATTGAACTATTTTTAGGAGCACTATCATGGAAGATAACGACCAAATAACCCAATTTAATGAAATTGCGGAATCGTATCGACAGGATTTAAACATGCTGGGAGACATATTGGCCAGCTGGCAACAGTCTGGCGCAGATCCAGACAAATTGGATGCCGCTATTAAAGCCGGGATTAAGAACGCCGGCAGCATTACAGTTTCCACTGATGATGCCGGAAGTTACCTAGTTGATTTTAAGTTCCAACCCATTGAAGTCCAATGGATATTGAAAACAATCATTGAGGACCATTAATCATGCTAGATCCCAAGAAACCGTTGTCCAAGTGGACCCTTGATGAAATGGAAGAACTTTATGCAGAACAAGGTTCATTCAGAGGATGTGGACGAGTTGTTGGTGTGCATCACTGTACCTGGATTAAAGCATATGATGAAAAACTTAAAGAAAAAGAACAAATGAAAGGATTAAAACAGACCCTACTTACCTTGGATTATATGCCCAAGGAAAAGGCATCACCTATTGTGATTAATTCTGCTGTCAGACTTGTCCAGGACAACGGATATCTTTGTACCAAAAAACCATTACAGCGAGGACGTACTATTACAATTCAGCCAGAACCTGTTGATAATAATGTTTATAAAATAGGCTTAGTATCAGATACTCACTTATGTTCAATGTACCAGCAGATAAGTTCCCTTTGGAAGTTTTATGAAACCTGCGAAAAGCAAGGTGTAGACACTGTGCTACATTCCGGAGATCTTTCAGATGGCTTCAAACTATATAGCGGTCAAGAATTTGAAATATTTAAGCATGGAGAAAAAGCTCAATCCCAGTATATCGTAGAAAATTATCCTCATATTGAGGGCATACAGACGCAGGTAATTGGAGGGAACCACGATGAGTCATTCTGGAAGAGATTTGGCACTGATATTTGTTATAATGTTGGTATTCAAAGGCCGGACATATCTTATCTAGGATTTTACTTAGCAACAGTCATCACGCATGGTGTTAATATTTGTCTTCATCACGGCGATGGTGGAGTAACCTACGCAAAATCATACAAGTCCCAGAAACTTGCTTTAAGTAAAATCGAAAACAAAGAAAAACCTGCGCCTGATGTAATTTCCCTGGGGCATTACCATACATCCTGTATTCTACCAAGAATTTTTGGCATGTATATGGTCCAAATGCCGTGTTTTCAAGGTGTAACGCCTAACTACATGGGTCGGAAAGGAATGAACCCGGATATTGGCGGAGTTATTCTCGAACTTGAGATAGAGGATAATAAATTGGTTTCCACAAAAACCCAGTATATCCAATATAAGGAGCAGGAAGATGACTACTAAGGATCTTACCTTTTTAGTGGATTCTTTTAAAGAATGTCCAATCATCTGGAAAGGTGAATACCCCTACTTTGTACACCCCTTAACAGATGGTGTCCTTCCTATAGACCCGATGTTAATCACAAAAACAAGTGCTGAACTAACTCGCCTTATTCAGCAAGATGTTACTCATTCTAATCTTGATATGATTATCGCCCCAGAAGCAATGGCCCTGCCCATAGCAACCTTAGTAAGCCTTAGAATGGACAGACCATTTGTTATTGTCAGGAAAAGAAAATACAGTTTACCGGACGAAATCGAGATTAAGCAAGTAACCGGCTATTCCCAGAACCTAATGTATATTAATAGCATAAAACCTTGGATGAAAGTAATAATCCTGGATGACGTTGTCAGTACTGGAGGTACCATAACGGCTATAGTAGATGCATTAGAAAATCTTGGAGTTAAGGTTCTTGGTTCCTATGTTATTGCCGAGAAGTTTAACGCTTGCAAAAACCTCCAAGACGCTGGATATAATGTCAAAAGCCTAGTTCAAATTGAAATGGGACCCAAAGGCATTAAAAGTGTAACATCATCTGGTGAATACAAATGAAGTTTAGCGAAATTAATCCAAGTTTTCAATTTAACTGGTTCAACAGAATTGAAATTAGTGGTATTGAAGAATGGATAAACAGACATGTACAAAATCTTTGTATACTAGCACCTCCAAGATCCTATAAAACAACACTTGCATCATTAATGTTACCAAAATTTTTAAGTGATAAATATCCAGAACGCAAGATATTGGTCCTGACTTATGGTCAAAGTCAAGCAGAAGATTTAGAGCGAAATTTCATAAGAAATAACGGTAACATTGAGAAGGTAGTATTTTCATCTGTTGGTTGCTGTTTATCAAGTCAGTTCGACTTTATTATAATGGATGACTTAATAAAATCAAAATCAGATGCAGAGAGTCCTGAATTTCAAAATAAGTTATGGTACTGGTACATTTATGATGTACAGACTAGATTAACTCATAATGGAAAGCAACTTATTATAGCATCTCAGTGGACAGATAATGATTTACATAATAAAATATTAAAGAATCAATATAACTGGATGCTAATTAAGTTACCAAAGTCTACGATAAATATATTATGAGGTATTATGGACCTTTCCGACATTCCAATTATCCGCAAACAATTCCAGGAACTTAACGAAGAATGGCATAATGAAATATCTACCGTTCCGCAAGTTCCTATTAATACGCCTAATATTTTATACGCAACTCATTTAAGAAGGGATAAATTACTAGAAATTGGTGAAAAATATGATAAAAAAGTAAGAGAACTTTGTAAATCTTTATTTGGGAGTGACTTAGCCGTATATGCCACTGATTATATGGATCCATTAGAAGTACTTGACTGGATTGAACATTTTATGAAGAAGGATTAAAATTAATTATTTTTTATTAACTTTACTAGGAGACACGATTTGCATTGCTTACTATTCCAGATAAGCCATTTTCCGAATTTAATTGCTTCGATTTAATGCGAGTGTATTGCCGTTGCGAAAGTTTCCAAAATTGTGCAAAGTTTGTCAATGTTTCCAAATATGTCTGGACACAAAAATGGTATGCTGAAAATTTGCCAAGCCCTAAGACAACCCGAACCAGATTAAGTGAATTGGATCTTCAGCGTCATGAAGTAGCAATCATATCTGATATGCATTTTGGTAGTGTATATCAACAGAAATCGATATTAGACTCCTTTATTCAGGACTGTAAAGATAGGAATATCCAAGATTTGCTATGTTTGGGAGATCTGACTGAAGGACTTATGGCTAGGCCAAATCACGAAGCCACTAGATTCCTACATACTGCTTCGGAATACGAGGATTATGTTGTCGAACACTATCCCAAAGGGTTTACCAATAGCGTTTTTATACCAGGCAATCATGAGTCCAGCTTCATTAAGCATGAAATTGATTATGACTTCGGCGAAGAGCTTGTGAAAAGACGTCCAGACCTGACTTACCTTAAGCAAGGTTCTGTTATAAGAGGTCCTGGTGGTGTACGCTTTTGCTTGCATCATGGTAGTGGTTCTTGTGCGGCACCTGGCCAATCCCGAAATAAGCGGTTAAAGACACGGGTCTTGCAATTAATGTCAGAAGAGAAATGCGCGGAGATATTCATCATGGGGCATTGCCACCGCATAAATGTTATACCTTCTTTTATGAATGCATTTATTGTGGGAACTGGTTGCTTTGTCGCACCAGACGATACCTTATTGAGAGTCTTCGGAGGCGTTGATATATGTGGGCTAATTTTGTCATATTCTGTGCTGGATGGCAAACCAGTTAATATTAAAACTAATTTTCGCTTCGCAGAAACTTATGGAGGAGTATTGGAACATGATTACTAACACCATCATTAAGGAAGTAAAATTATCACCAATTTGCTCATACTGTGGTAAGTTTACTCCTTTTTCTTTTATAGGAACAGTTGGTGAGGAGGAAATATTTTGTTCTTTAGAACACCTGCAAAAGTATTATGGTAAATATATTGAAATGGATTATAGGAAAGCACTTGATTATTAACCAAAAACTATTTAAGTTAATCTAACTTAGGTGTAGGTATGTTCCGAAAAACATTAATAGATCTTGGTATATTTAAACCAAATGTTCACGACATTATGGACAGTATCATACGACAAGAACTTTCAGAAGACGAGTTAAATGATCTAGAGTATATCAGATGGATAGATTCATCCAAGTTAGTTGCTGATAGATTCAAGGTTAGTTTTGGATTTGATATAAATAACGTTTTGGATATAAGATGTTACGATGGAGATCAAGGAAATTATTATAACCAACAAAATTGTGTTTTTATAGCAAAAAACTTAAATGATATAATTCTTGCTATACAAGACGCAAAACATGATATCACTAGACTTGCAAAAGAACGCAGATCCGAAGCAGAAAAATATAATAAAGAAATACAAGAAAAGAAAGATCAAGAAACTAAATGCAAAACTAAGTTATGGACAAAATTTAACCAATAGATTTAAGTACTAATAAGTTAAAATAAAACTGACGGCTGGAAGGTCATACTGAGACCATGCGGGACTTTGTGCCCGCCCGTCACTTAAATAAGAGGTGATAAGTAGTGATAGAAAATGCAATAATAGGAATGTTTGCTCTAATTGGAGAACTTGTAGTAATGGTATTATTTGTTCTTCTCATTGCAACGTCATCTATAGATAGAAAGATTGGTGAAATATTATCTTTTGCTGTTGGATCACTGATAGGATATTTTGTAATATATCCGACTATTATTTATGTAATAGTAAATATATAAGTGGCGGTGGCGAACATTAATGAAGAAAAAGATACCAAAAACCACTCGATGGTGCCTGAGTTGTAAAACTCTAACCGAGTGGGAATACAACCATGTAGTTGGACACTCTCGCTGTACAGAATGTGGAGGGTCTTTCAGCTCTAGCGAAGAGATACCTGAAGAAAAGCTAGGGGAAGTTGCCAAGAAGTTGATGCCCTGGGTAAAAGCAGGTGACTAAATGTCTGTGCGTAATATAATAACAGTAATTCTAATCGGTATGGATATAGAAAATTATCCAATAAAGTTAAATAATATTAAGTTTCATACGATAATATTTAAATATACCAAGGAATATCCGAAATTATTCAAAGAATTTATGTTCGATAATAACGGGCCGTTTCCATATTGTGAACAAATAGATGAAATACTTAGTACGTATCGATATTCTGGCGTGATGGACATTCACAATGGAAAGGATTGTTTCATATCTGGCCAAAATAAGCGATTTGCTGAAAGAATAAAGCAGGAAATGAGTCCAATTATTTATAATAAACTTATTAAAATAGGAAAGAAAGAATGCTTAAATTTTAGGTAATATTATGAATGAAATATTAATAATAATTGGAGTGATCCTAATGATTATAGGCGTATTTCCAGAAAATTTAAGGTATCCAGAAAACATAGTATTGGCATTTATTGGGGCGGGTATTGCATTTTATGGAGCATGCTAATGTTTGAACTCCTACTTGGTCACATCTTGGGCGACTACTTCTTCCAGACCCACTGGATGGCCCAAAACAAGACCAAACCGGATGGTTTCGATGCTTGTTTCCAGCATTGCTTAATATATACATTCTGTGTAATGGGATGTCTTGCATTCGTTCTACCTGCAAACTTAATATTATATGCCTTTGTTGGGATATTCCTGTCACATTGGTTTATCGACCGTTACGGTCTTGCTTACAAGTACATGCAATTGAAAGGTGGTCCTGACTTTGATAACCCATTTGCACCAATAATCTACGTGGTAATTGATAATACATCTCATATCCTCCTGATGTATGGATATTTACATTACATGTTAGGAGTCCAAATATGAATGCAATATTCGCAGGTTCGTTTGATCCTTTCACCACGGAACATAAATATATAGCCGAAACAGCATGTGAAGAATTTGATAAGGTTTACATAGTAATTGCTGTAAACAGTAAAAAGAATAAAGACAACACTGGCATGTTTACTGTAGCCGAACGCATAAAAATCGCAGAGTTATCTTGCCCATTTAAAAATGCAAAGGTAATGGCAACCACCCGTCTTATTGTAGATCTTGCCAAGGATCTTAAGGTACAGAGATTGGTAAGGGGCTTACGTCACACAACTGAATATGAATACGAATTACGTATAGCTACGGGAAATCTATTAATTGGTGGCATTAAAACAATTGGAGTATTTCCCAGGACAACTTCCATATCCAGCTCGGATGTCCGAGAATTAATTAATTTTAAGGACACTCGTTGGACACCTTACGTAGACCCGGCAGCAGTTGACTATATTAACACAATCATAAAGGAGAGACTATCTTGATTTACTGGGATTTGGATGGAGTGCTGAGAGCCTTACCTGAACATGTCTTGGGTTACGAGCCTACCCACTGGAATAGCCTACGCAATGGTAAAAACGTAATCGAACTCGTAAATGAAAATCCAGGATTGTGCCTGAGTGCACCTGAAACAGAATACTTACCCATTGTAAATAATAGTCTGAGCAAAATACATTTGATGACCAGTCAGTTACCCAGCTGGATACCTTATACAAATAAGTGGCTCAACGAACATATAAAAATACCTTATGAGGTTATTTATACTACGAGTTCTGTGGAAAAACTATCCCTTCTGGGTGATAACTTGCTCGTGGAGGACTTCCCTAACTTTCCAAGTTATGATAGAATTGTCTTGATCACACGCAAGTATAATGAATACCTAGACGTGCCTTTGCGTATTTCTAGTATTGAGCAGTTTAAAGTTTTCTTGGACAAGTACGGTGATTAATATGTGGTGTCCAGAATGCAACTATAGGTGGACATATTATGAGAATGATAGTGATAATTTGAATGGCTTTGCGATATGTCCTATATGTAAATCTAAAGTCAAACTAACCACTGGTCAGTTAATATTAAGAAGGTGTTAACATAACATCTGTCCCGCTTAAATTTTGGCCAAATAATTTATCATCTTTAGCATGGGTCGGTATAGCGTTATCTGTAATAATAGGCTCTTGGCTAAATGAATTTAACTTATTTGGATATCCATGGTCTAGTATTGTGTCATATATAGTTATGTTCTGCTTTTCAATATTTATTATAGATCAAGTGATTCTCGGGCCATTATTTTACCACTATTATAGGAAATATTAATATGGTTATATTTTTAAAATGTAAGCGATGTGGTCGACGCCTGCAGGATCCAAATAGTCAGGCATTGGGCTTTGGCCCAACCTGTTATAAAAAGGTTCAAGAAGACGACCATGTTCAGACAGATCTATTCCAATATGAGGTGAAAGATGACACTTGACCTTAATTTTATCTACAATTGTGTGATCATGTTCCTTTCAATAGCAGGAGCCTTTTTGGCATCGTCTTCCCACCATAAGCAAAGATGTGCGGGCTATATTATCTGGATCGTGAGCAACGGCGCAATTGCAATCATCTTTTGGCAATCTGGAAACTTGCCGCAAACTATAACCTTCCTAATTTATGAAATTTTGAACATTCGTGGCGTAATATCAAATTTAACGCGCAAAGAGTAAAGTTTTAGGTGATTATTTTGTTAGAAATAATTAAATTATATTCCGATCAAATCATAATGATATGTAGTATAGCATTTACCATAAGTTTAATTCCGCAAGTTTTATTTAATTATAAAAATAAACTCTGCGAAATTACTTACAAATCATCTATACCCACTGCCCTTTTTATGGGTATAATCACTTTGGTTTATGCTGCGAATTCCTTTTGGCTATCAGTTATAATGGGATCTGCCACTACATTAATTTGGACAATAATCGCGATACAAAGGTATCTTTATAAAACTTAGTGCAGGTTTTCATGATCCTTAAAGACGAGTCCAAATACTTCATGGAAGAATCCAAGAAAGGCCGATTTTATTGCCGAAAGGTTGATGGCGAGATCATAAAATATCCTTCGGTTACGACTGTCATATCACAATCAGAAGGTAGTAAGTTTTCTGGGAGTCCTAGCGCGTCCATTGGTAGTCTTGTCCACTTTCATATTACCAAGAAATATTCAAATAAATTATTAAAAATGCCTACGGATCGTGTATGGAATATTCCTCGTAATGAAGTACAAGCTAGGATAAATCGTTGCCTTACAATGTGGAATAATCTTAACTTAAATATAAAACCAATAACTATTGAAACCGCAGTATTTAATGATGACCCACGATATGCAGGAAGAAAAGACATTTTTTGCCGTTTAGATGGAGACCTGACATTGATCGATATCAAAACGGGAAAATCGTACGATCATCATGTATGTCAAGGCGGTGCATACTGGAATGCGTTAAGAAGAAGGCCACAAGTTCTATTTGTCTACCTAGACGGTATTCTAGAAAGAAATCCAGAACAAAAAGCAGTCCTTCGTTATTTTACCCAAGCCGAACTCGAAAAAGGTTATGATGAATTTTTAGATCGATATGCTGTTTTTAAATGGTGAAAAATATTTTTATGGTTTCATTCTGGGCTCATCCATTGGATATTTTGGTGTAAGTGCACCTGGAACATCTGGAATACCCTCGATGATGTGATTCGTTTCGCTCCTAATTATAGAAATATTTTTATTAAAATTCTCTATTGTATCATTGTGCAGCAGGTATCCACTTTCGTTTCCTGTCCCTGAGATGGTTAGATTCATCATTAAGGAGATTAGTATTGTCGTGGTTAGCATTCAGTCACCTTTTTTACACCTCAACTTATAATATGTCTTGATATTATTTATAATTTACGGTTCTTGTTCCGACCACAAACTATTTATTCTCAGAGGTACTACAATGCATTGTTGAAAGGTGATACAATATGAATTATGAAGTCACAGTACAAACCGGGAAACACAACTTTGACTGCTTTGAGGTAGATGCAGCAAGCCACTCGGAAGCTTGGGTTAAGGGGGCACGCCTTGCAAAATCACCGCTCGTGATGCGGGTCAAAGAAATCAAGGCGTGCTAATTCTTTTTTAAAACCGAAATCTTTATATACTATAATTTGAACTTATGTAAGTGACTAAGAGAAAATTTTGAGGTGTGAATTTTGAATTATCAAGAATTTATTAAATCAAAATGTATTCGGGCGCAATCAACTGGATTTGATTGCAAAGATATTTCTCCAAAATTGTTTGATTTTCAAAGAGATATTGTTAGATGGGCTCTGAAAAAAGGAAAAGCTGCAATATTTTGTGGTACAGGTCTAGGAAAAACACCTATGCAACTTTCTTGGGCTAAATGCGTCGTAGATCATACACATGGCAATGTTTTAATTTTAGCACCACTTGCAGTCGCGAAACAAACACATATAGAAGGCAAAAAATTTGACGTATCGGTTACGGTTTGTAGGTCACAAAGCGATGTCCAACCCGGTGTGAACATAACAAATTATGAGATGCTTCATAATTTTGACGCATCTCAATTTATAGGTATTGTTCTTGATGAGAGTAGCATTTTGAAAAGTTTTGAAGGAAAAATTCGCAATGAAATCATAAAAACTTTCCAGTATACACCATATAAGTTGGCTTGTACTGCAACTCCGGCCCCAAATGATCACATGGAGCTCGGAAACCATGCGGAGTTTTTGGGTGTCGTTAGCCGAACCGAAATGCTGAGCATGTTTTTTGTCCATGATGGTGGAGAAACTTCTAAATGGCGACTTAAAGGCCACGCGGTGCAATCCTTTTGGGAATGGGTGGCTTCATGGGCCGTCATGATGTCTAAGCCATCCGATCTTGGTTATGAGAATGGAATGTTTGACCTTCCGCCACTAAACATTCATCAGATTACGGTTAAGCCGGAAGGTAGCGCATTTCGCGGTGAGGCAAAAACACTCCAAGATCGCAGGCGAGCACGGTCTGATAGTATAGATTACCGGGTAGCTGAATGCGCTAAAATCGTGAACGCTGATAATGATCCGTGGCTTGTTTGGTGCGACCTGAATGCGGAAAGCGATGCACTGACCAAGGCGCTTAACGAGGGAACCGAGATCGCGGGCAGGCATGATAAAGAATATAAAGAAGAAAAAATGCTCGGCTTCGCGTCGGGTGAGGTTAAGCGCCTGGTTTCCAAGCCCTCAATATGCGGTTTTGGTATGAATTGGCAACACTGTCATAAGATAGCATTTGTTGGATTATCTGATAGCTTTGAGCAATATTTTCAGGCTGTTAGAAGGTGCTGGCGATTTGGACAAACCCAACCCGTTGATGTGTATGTCATTACGTCCATCGCAGAAGGTGCAGTTGTAAAAAATATAAAACGCAAAGAGTTAGAATTCGAATCAATGCTAACCGGTATGATATCTGCTACCCAAGAAATTACGAAGAAAAACATAAATAGTTTGACAAGAGACGAGGCCGTTTATATGCAAGAATGCAAACATGGCAAAAACTGGAGAATGTTGCTTGGAGATTGCGTAGAGGAAACACAAAAAATAGATACTGAATCTGTCGATTTTATTATGTTTAGTCCTCCATTCAAGAGCTTATATACATATTCAAACTCTGAACGAGATATAGGCAATTCTAAGAACGATGCGGAATTTGAAGAGCATTTTAAATTTTTGTTACCTGAATTATATCGAATACTGAAGACCGGTCGATTGGTTTCAATTCACTGTATGGATTTACCTAGTATGAAAGAGCGAGATGGTGTAATCGGTCTAAAAGATTTTCCTGGAGAAATAATTAGGTTATTTCAGTCAGTAGGATTTATTTATCATTCTCGCGTTACTATATGGAAAAATCCTGCTACTGAAATGCAGCGAACAAAAGCAATTGGCCTACTTCACAAACAACTTCGGAAAGACTCTAGTATGTGCCGTAACGGTATTCCTGATTACGTCATTACTATGCGCAAACCAGGACATAATCTTGAAACTATATCACACGATACCGAGAATTATCCTGTAGAAAAATGGAGAGAAGTTGCATCTCCTGTATGGATTGACATTAATCAAAGTAACACACTGCAACGTAAAAGTGCAAGAGAAGATGCTGATGAAAAGCATATTGCTCCTCTTCAACTTGGTGTAATAGAACGATGTATAGAACTATGGACAAATCCTGGCGACTTGATATATGATCCATTTGCCGGCATTGGCTCAGTGTTATACCAAGGAATTAGAATGAAAAGAAAGGGATTAGGTTGTGAACTTAAAAAATCTTACTACGATCAAGCTTGTAAAAATTTAGAGAATGTAGAGCAAGAGATATCATTTACTCAGCAACCGATTACCTTATTTACAGAAATTGGCAACAGGAAACATATTGTATATAAGCCAGTCGATTCGAAATCGTTATTCGATTTTTGTGACCAAAAACTATAAATATTAACAAAAGCAAGTTAACATTGAGGTATTCAATATGCAATTATCGGAATTGTTCTACAGTCTCAGTGGGGAAGGACCATCAGTTGGAAGACCGGCTATTTTCATTAGAATGAGCAAATGTAATAGAAATTGTGCGGGTTGTGATACCAAGATCAAAGACAGAGTAGAAGAAATTGAACCAAGTGCCGTGATAAGCCGAGTGAAGAATTATCTCAAAGTACATCCGCATAGTCGGGTGATTTTCACGGGTGGTGAACCCTTACTCCAACCAGACGCCATAAACCAAATTATAGATGGTTTGCCAGGGGTTCCTTGTGACATCGAAACAAATGGTACGCTTGACAGCCAGATAGAATTATTTAAAAGATTAAATATAATTGTTGTTAGTCCTAAAAAGGATATGTTTAAATCATCAAAAGAAATCGATGAATTCTTTAGGAAGTGGACACTAATTTCCGAGCAGGGCCGACACAATGTATACTTTAAACTGGTTATTGGAAACTTGCCATGGGCATGGAACGAACGAGAAATTTCTACTGTTATTTCTAATTGTCCATCATTGACTAATCGAATTTGGTTAATGCCTGCTGGTGATAATGCAGAAAAATTAAGTATTTCTGCGCGTAATTGCTGGCGCGCAGTCATGCATTTGGGATGTAACTATTCCGATAGGTTACATATTCGAACAAATTCAAAATAGATTATTAATTAATATATTTTTTATACTTTAAGTGATGATATGCCTCGAAAATGGACAGATGATCAGAAAAAATTACATTCTACTAAATTAAAAGAGTATTATACCAAGCATCCGAGAAAACATAGGAAACCAATTGATAAGGAATTTTTATATGAAGAATATATTGGTAAACACCGTACCACAACAGATATTGCAACCGACTGTAATTGTAGTGCAGAAAATGTATGTTGTAAATTAAGACTTTATAATATTCCTATACGACATGGATCTGATGCTGCATGGATAACAGGACTCAATAAAGACATTGATCAACGTGTTACATTATTAGGACAAAAAATTAGTGAAAAAATGGCAGATCCTTATTGGAAAGTATTACATCCACCATGGAATAAAGGATTAACAAAAGAAAATGATGAACGAATGATGAACATGGCAAAATCTATTGAAATTGCATATTCCAGGCCAGAGATCCGTATTCGTGTACAAGGCAAAAATAACCCAATGTATGGTATTCATCGTTTCGGTCCAGATTCACCTTCCTGGCGAGGTGGTATATCATTCGAACCTTACTGTCCCAAATGGACACCTGAATTAAGGGAAAGAATCCGATTATTCTTTAATTATGAATGTGTTCTATGTGGAAAATCACAGAACGAAAATATAACAAAATCAGGTAAGATATATAAATTACATTGTCATCATGTAGAATATAACAAACAAGCATGCTGTGATGGAAAATTGGTTCACTTTGTTTCGTTATGTATGAAATGTCATGCAAAAACAAGTCGTGATAGAGATTATTGGCAAGAGATTATTCATAGAATAATAGATGAAATTTATGACGGTAGATCATACTATACTAAAGAGGAATACAAGGAAATATTAAATTGCATGCCAAAAACTTTATATACACCAAATCCTTTTCTTATTTAACCTTTTAACAAGTTATAACAAAATAATATGGAGAATATATAATGACTATAAAAATAAACAGTAAAACATTGTCAGAATTTGTGAAAAAAGTAACCATTGGTGGTAATATTACAGACGGCATTCTAAAGTTTGGCCAAGATGGACTCACTCTAACCGTCAAGGACATTACAAAATCAGGTGCTGTCACCGGCCTTCTTAAACCAAGTAACTTCGTAGAATATGGCCAAATGGAAGTTCCCATCAAAAATATGGTTTCGCTTTTAAGCATTTTGGGCACCATGAATGGAACCATCGAGTTAAGCAAGGTTGAAAATGTCTTTCGTATCGGTTCGGAGAACAACGACGCAGACATAATTATGGCTGACGAGAAATACATTACATGTGATCTTGTTGAATTGCCAACCTTGGCTCATGATGGTGGGTTTGAACTGGATGCCAACATCTTTACAACGGTAAAAAAGAACACTCAAATCCTTAATACGACTAAAATTGGAGTTTATGCTGAAGTAAAAGATGGCGTGTTCTATATACGGACAGGTGAAGGCGAGTTTGATAAATTGACTAGTAAAGTTAAGGTAGATTATAAAGATGTTAAATCGCGTTATGGGAGCACATTTTTGGAATTTATTTCTGTAATTAATGGTCGGGTATCATTTTCCTTCAACCAAGATTATCCAGCATTAATTTCTAGTATAACTCCAGATAGTATTATAAAATGGATGGTTTCCCCAATTATTGAGGAAGCCTAAATTTTTTGGAGGTAAATAATGCCATTGCTTACCGAGCGATATCGACCACAAAAAATAGAGGATCTTGTTGGCTTTATACCTACATTTTCCATAGACGAAGATATGCCCCACCTACTTTTGCATGGAGTACAAGGATCTGGTAAAACAACGCTTGCTAAAATTATCATAAGGATGTTAAATGCTGATCATATTATTCTAAATGCAAGCAATGAACGCGGGATCGAGGTCATCCGACAAAAAGTTATAGATTTTGCATCAACTAAAAGTTCTAATAATACTATTAAAATTATAATGTTGGATGAAGCCGATCACCTTACTGACGAATCCCAAGCTAGTTTACGTAACGTGATGGAAACATATGCACACAATTGCAGATTTATATTAACAGCGAATTATTTAAATAAAATAAAAGACCCGTTGCAGTCGAGATGTGTCCTTGTTAAGTTTGATAACATTCCAAAAGAACAAATATTAAATCGACTAGAATTCATATGCAAGGAAGAAAAAATACCTTATGAAGTGGACGCCCTGAGGAAAATTGTTAATCAAACTGGTAATGATATCCGATCAGCGATTAATAAAATTGATGAATTTAAAGAGGGGGTATTTTTATCCAAATTACATGAACAAACAAAACTCGCAGAAACAATCTTCGTTCTCATTAAACAAAAGAACTTTTTATCCGCGCGCCAAACCTACCTAGACTCTCATATTGATGCCGAACAATTCCTTCACGACCTTTACACTGTCATATGGGAAAGTACCGAGTCACTGGATTACAAAAAGCATGTCACTCTCTCTATTGCAGACTCGTATAAATTCCTATCGCAAAGTGCCTGGAAAGAAATCTTAGTAGAATCCACGATACTTAATTTGATCCGGTGAAGATCATGTCTGAAGTTATAACACCCACCATGAAAGACCGCATTGAAAATTGCATGGAATTTTTCTATGAAAGAACACTAGACGGTCATATAATTAAATACCTAAATGGATTTATAGGCGTCGGTATCCTTGAGGAACCTGATGACCATATTACAAAAGCAGCAAACACCATCTGGATATATGGATGTGGTTTCTCTAAGAATGGCAAACGAATCGTAGAAAATACCAATATATTATTAACTGAAGATGAAGCAAAAGACCTGAAAAAATGTATCAGCATAGCATTATCTGGGCATGATAAATATTATAAGAAATTGACTAGAAAAGAAAGAAACCAAATAGACACTATTTCAAGGACTAGAATAAGCGAGGATACATGCTAGACAGTTTTAGAGCCCTTAAATCTGGAAACCTAGATAAAGTCAACTCGTCCATGCTTTTCCCGCTACTAAGATGGGCCAGTGGAAGCCAGACAGACTTAGTGTGGTGTCAAGAAGTCAATAAAAGACTATTCTTTATACCTAACGATATCGCGAAAGGTCTCCTTTATCTCGGACTTCGCGACAAGAATCCCTATATTAAGTATCCCAAGGCGCAGAAAGAACCCGATGATAAAGTTGCTGACCTTAAGAAACGTCTCGCCATGCAATATTACGCGTGGTCTAATCAAGAATTCGACAGAAATCGTGATATCATTGGCTTGCTCAATTGGGATGAGATTGCGTTGGCTCTCGGCTGTGACAAGAAGGAAAGAAAGTTACTCGACTTGAATGAAATCAAGATACCAAAAAAGACCAAAATCATTGAGAAAAAGAAAGCGAAAACTTTGTTCGAGTTTTGACGCGATGCTACTCACTAATATCGATTTTTCTTCGCGCACCTCTTTTTAAAATCCATTTTCTAAAATCTACCGATGCTTATTTTGAACTTGTCTATATTTTGTGTTGCATTCCTTAACCAAACCTTTATATACCTGCCTGGAGTATATAGTATTGCTGATGTGACAGAACGACATCAGACAACTAATGAGGTGATGAATCATGACAAAAGTTTACGCTAAGAAAAATGAGTGCCCAGTTTGCGGAAAGAAACTTATCTACGTAAAGATTAGCAAGCCTGATGGAAAGACAACCCACAAAGCAATCCATGAGGGCGATAACATGCCCGAGAACGCCGTCAAGATCGATTTCCGGGAGATTAGCCATACATATCGTAAGAGACTGCGGGATGCAATCGAACATGTTAACGTGACCGCTAAGCCCGTCTTTGATGCAACCGGGATGAACCGCTTCACGATGATCGCGGAAGTAATCACAATAATTAAGGATGCTGGTGTATCGCATGATCAAGCCGAGGAAATCCGCGCTGAGATGCTCGCAAAAGGCAACGGCTTCGTAGAGGACATCGCGATCGCAGCACCCTTCATCACGATCATCAGGTAAGTTATGTGCATAGCATGTGAAAGATTGAAAGGACCAGTCCTTAATATTTTTGGGCTTGGCCAAAACGAAATGATCAATAAGGTATGCGAAATCCTTATAGAACGTGGATATAAACTAGATCGCATTGCTAAGATCAAAGCGCGATTGACTTCGATGCCGTTCAAAAAGTCAACAGAACTGGCAAATGAATATATCAAGATTGAAAATATGGAGTGATATAAAAATGTCCGAAGATAAATGCAAGACGTGCGGGAAAGACATCGAATATTGGAGCGTACCAAAAACTAACGGAAAGACAAGATTCTATGCTTTCCATGTGGGAGATACAGTTCCAGCAGGTTCCGTTAAAGTTGGAAAAGATAAACTGTCTGGCGGGCACAGAATCAGGAGGCGAAAAGAACTGCAGGAGAAGTGCGCACCGAGCGCACCTTCCACAACTCCTTCTGAAGAAGTCGCAAGCGAGGTCGAAGTTTTGATCGAGCCCAAGGCACCGACAGCACCTAAAGAAGTCGAAATCATTGATCAAAAGCCCGTTATACTCGTGACCGAGATTCATGAGACTCCAGAAATCAGCAAGGATAAACCAATCCTTGAGATAGGCGAAATGAAGAGAAATCGCTTTGCGATAACCGGCGAAATATGCCGGAAACTAGCGGAAACTGGTTTTCCAAATGTAGGTGAAGCTCGCTCTGACTTGATAAGCAAAGGGAAAGATTTTGCAAGTCTGATTAATGCCGCTGCGCCTTATGTCCAAATCCAAGAAGGCGGATTACCACTTGCCTTCAACTAAAAATTTTTAGGAGGGAACATGTACAAACTTACGTTGGGTGTCCTCGAACAGGAATATCTAGATCTTGACCCCGCGATGATTGACTGCTTTGAAATCTACCCCGATGCAGACTTTTCTGATTGGCATGATGAATCTGGACATGTTCAAATGGACATCTTTGAAAATAATAAATCATCTCTTGTTGTAGGAACAATCAAAGAACTGCCATAAACTATTTATACTAGAAAATCTACTCATTTTTAATGAGCAACGCATATTTTGTACCTGCGCTTATAGGTGAAAGTATTCCTAGGTGGCGAGATAATATTGAATTTAATAATCACGATTTAAAATTCTTCACGGATAGATCATTTTTTAAATGCAAGACCCTCTTAACTAGTGCATATTATATGATCGACTCTGTGAAGGACTTTCGAAAAGAATTTAACTATCCAAAAGACAATCTATTAATAATCGACAGTGGCGGGTTCCAGTTTGCATCATTCGCCAGGAAAAACAAAAGAATTAAAGTAGCACCGTTGGAAATTCTCCGCTGGATGGAAAGTAACGCTGACATTGGTATGAACCTAGATGTACCACCTTGGGATGACTTTAATGCATCAATTAAGCAGTCTGTAGAAAACTTTAATTTATTTCAAAAAAACAGGCTAAATTACGATATGAAATTATACAACGTGCTACATGGTAAGACGTTTCCAGAAATGTGCACTTGGTACGATGCAGTTAAAGATTTTAATTTTGATGGTTGGGCGTACGGTGTCAAACCGAGTGACAATATTTATCTACAATCTTTAGCATATATGTTACTGCATGAGCAAGATGCGTCCCACATCAATACAAACTTCCATATGTTCGGAGTTAGTGGCATAACAAATATGCTTTCGCTTGCAATTATAGCAAACCACTTTGGTTCGACTTTGACTTTTGACTCTTCTTCATATGGCCTTGGTATGCGAATAAGAAGATTTCAATTTCCAACGGATGTGCGTGCTGGGATAGAATTTGGTCGCGATGCAAACAAATCCATGAAAAGTATTCCATGTGATTGTCCGGTCTGTAAGAATATATCAATACAAGATCTATATAACCAAGAAAACCAAGCAACAGGTTCACTATTGTCGTTGCATAACTTATATCAATATACCGAGGTAAACCGAATGATAAACGCTATTGTATCCGATGATTATGCACTTGACGAATATAGTAAGTCAGTTGGCGAATATCAAACTGTTTTGACGGTCCGTCGCATGTTAAAAGACTTCGAAACTGATGGTGTAAAGAATGTATACGATAACTATAAACACTTGATGGTACTTCGATCAACGGAAAATCCTGGTAACAACATATCAAGTTGGTTTCCGAGCAAGGGATTTTAAAATGATAGATGTTGAATTATATTTAAAAGCACTGGGTCTTGAAAAAAAAGAGGATGGTGCACAAGAACTGATCCTGGCAGAGATCATAGGATGTCTTGATGGCTGCAAAACCATTTGGTTACCTTATGGTGGTAAAACATTATGTGAAACACTTAAGAAACTTGATTTTGAAGTAATTGATGGTCACACAATTAACAACAAAATTGATGCAATGTATTTTGGAACACCCACGATTGTAGATAACAAGATGTTATTTACGGGCCAATTCAAAGGAAAATGGACAAAAGATATTGAACGGAAAGTAACTAAGAACTTATGTAGCCGCGCGATCAAGCACGATTGTGAGTGCATAGTATCCGGTCTTGGTGAAGGTGACATAAGCCTTATTGAACGGTTAAACGACATCGAATCAAGTTCTGGATTAACCGCAAAAGTTGCAGCACTAAAAAAATTCAACGGTTTTATTGACATTGTTATAAAAGCAGTGAGGTAAATTATGACAAAAAAAATAGTAGTAAGTTGGTCAGGTGGCATAGATTCAACAGCATTAATTGCAAACCTGGCAAACGAAGGTTATGAAATCTATGCATACCGACTAGGTGGCATTTATCCAATTTTCTTTGAAGGCAGAGAATTAAATGCTATCCAATCCTTAATGAAAGTACCCATTATCAAAGATCATGTTAAATATTTCACGCGAGAAAGTGGCCAGTGGCTCTGGTATTTCTCAGCCGACAGAAAAGAAATTCCTAAACGAAACCACAGAATACTTGACCGTATGACCATATGGGCAGATAATTGTAAAACTCCGAACCTGGGAATGGGCGAGTATATTGGTGCTGACAGTTGGGTAGTAACTGATCATGTTGACATGGGAGAATGTGATACCCGGTCACTAACAGCATATCTATATTCAGAATATGGCCTAAAATACAGACTGTTTACCCTTGACAATTTTGGAGATGCTAGGTTTAAGAATAACCGCATTGATATAGGCAAAAAGATAATCGGCAAAGATATGTTTAAGACTACAAATTGCCTAAATGACTTTGAAATTCATTGTGGCGAATGTTATAAATGTGTCGAAAGGCACGTAGGCTTCTTGAAATCATTTGGATATGATGAGACCGTTTATAAAAAGAATCCCGAGTTGAGTCATTATTATGAAAAGTACCTTAAACAAATGTAATAAAGAAAAGTTTAAATACTATTGAGTATTACTAACCAACATGGAGAATATAAAATGATTCTAAAACAGCATATAACCTTTGATGCCTGTCACAGACTACTTAATTATTCTGGGAATTGCTCGAACTGCCATGGTCATACATGGTCAGTTAATATCGAAATCGAGTCAGACAGGAAACTAGACTCCTGTGGAATGCTCTTGGATTACCGAACCATCAAGAACTACTTTAAGGAAACCTGGGACCATCGGGCTATACTTAACATGGATGACCCGTTAGTTGGTGTATTTACAGGAATGAAATTAGCAGTTACTATAATGTCTGGAAATCCAACTGCTGAGAATCTTGCTAAAAAGATATTAGCCGATATGATACTCCTAGCGGATTTGGATCGTTGCGATTATTGTCGTGTAACCGTTTATGAATCTCCAGAAAATAGTGCTGAAGAGCAACTTTAATTTTTTTGAGGTGATATTATGCGCAAAGAAGTCAAGCAACGCATGGACGAAACAGAAAAATATATGCCGGAAGTTAAAGAAATATTGCTATCGCTGGCACCTAAAATCATACGGATCGTTGACGCGACACCAGAAGAAGATATGCATATGGGCATTGATGCATGGTTCAAATTAGACAGTGGAAGTGTAGCATATCGGGTAATAACGTCGCGTGATCTGTGGGACAAATACCATGCTGTCATGATAAGGTGTTCAACTAAGTATTCTAAGAATTCGGAATACCAAAAGATAATTGATAATAATTTTGCTACCTATTGTCTTTATACGTGGGCTGGAACAACCAGCGAGAATAAGTTACATGCATGGTTACTTTATGACGTAACAAAACTCAGGAAAACCTGCGAATTCTTCGAAGCAAGATTGCAAGGTTTCAACGACGGTGGCACTTATATAACCATTAATGTAAGTGACCTTGCTAGTAATGGTTGTATCATAGCATGTAATGATGTTGTAAGAGACTATTTATTTAGCCTAGTGGAGTAATAAAAAATGATCGGTTTAAATTTTCCAGAAGAACTTTTTGATGATGAAGGCCAGCAAAACACACCAGATCGTGTTCGCCGCATGATGGCCGAATTTGAGTCCTGGCGTAATTGGGACGAATTAGAAAAGGGACGTGGTATTTTTCCAGCACTAAGCGACGACCTCATTATGGTAAAGAATATAGAATTCACATCATTTTGTATGCATCATACTTTGCAATTCTGTGGAAAGGCGTCAATTGCATATATTCCATCGACACATATTATAGGATTAAGTAAGGTTGCCAGGACAGTGAGAAAATTTGCATCAAGACCGCAACTCCAAGAAAACATGACAGCGCAGATAGCTGATTATCTAACCAAATGGATTCCAGGCGTGCGAGGTGTTATGGTCAGGATAGAAGCATCGCATAGTTGTATGAATGCCCGCGGAGCTATGATGACAGGCATAACAGAATCCTCAGCAATCCGCGGGATCTTTAAGGAATCGCCAAGTTTGAAGGCAGAAACTTTGGATTTGCTCAGTCATTGAGCAAATTCTTATTAGGAGCGTGATCAACATGACAGATCTTCAACAATTATTGAATAATATGAATAAAAATAGATCAAGAAAAGAGTTCGTTAAAAACTTCGGAATGGCTAAAAAGGCAATTGAATTCCAGGAAGCAATTAATCAGTTAAATCAGAAATATGACACCTCTTATTATATGACCCGGGAAGGCTCACGATCATTTTATATTGAAGGCCATAGAGAATTTGGTTATATCTCTAGGCGAGACGGGATATTAGGCCAAGACATAAGTTTAACTATTGACCTTAAAGATATTGACAAGTCTGGATCCGAGCACACCATTAAAATGATCGTGGATAATCAGGCTAATTGGATTGTATTTTCGCTAACCAAGATGAGGGATTTAGGCCTACTTGACATCGAGAAAGGTCAAAGGTTTCGAACACAAGATGGGGGTAATGCCTGTCGATTCTGTGTTTGGGACTTACCTGAATTGACCAATGTGGTTCTATATACTTCCCGGGATGTATGATGTATGATCACTTGGCACACATTAGAACTTTCAGGTATATACAGTGATAACATTCAATATAACTACAAAATGCACGTCCTTAATGGAATAAATGGAGTTCTCGCCATCCAGATCAATTCTTATGGAGTAATATGGTGCTTGAAATATGACAATCGTTATGATCATAAGCCATTATTACCGTGTTTTGTAAGTCCACATACCTGTTTTGTAGATGGTGAACTTTTAACCGATCATTTTGGATGGTTAACAGAAAGTTATAATGACCTGCCTGTAGGATATCGAGCATGGTATGCTGACTGTCATGAGGATGAAAATATAAAAGACTACCTAGAACATTACTTTTCAATCATCACACAAGTCTGCCAGAGGTACCATGAAATTCATTAAGCTTATTGATGGCGATTCTACTTGGTATTTGCCTAAAGGATTACCAGGAGCACTTGCAATTGTAACAAGGAACATGGTAATTTATTGCATAAAGCAGGAAAATAATGGCCTTCCAGAACATTATAGTGACCCCAATAAAGTATTTTGTGGCCGTGAACTGTCCGGAAACTGGCAATATGATACGTTATTTAGTAATGATCATCACGTACCAACGGGTTATTTATATCGTTACCGACATATTTATTGGCGAGACTATCATACAATATTAGAAATCCGTGATCAAATTAAAGAAGACTTTGAAGAATTAGAAAACATTTATTATAAAAACAAAGGCATGGTATTTTACCTAAAGCAAATATGGAGGGATCTTGTTGACCATATCTTACCATAAGTTAATTTATAACAACATCGTTTGGTATGTTTTACATGGCGTACCTGGTGTTATTGCAATTGATATTGGTAGTAATTTATTATTTGCCATAAAATCAGATAATGGTCAGATAAATCCACTTCTTGTTAATCAAGACGTTCGATTTGGTGGAAGTAGATTAACATTGGAATGGGGTTGGAATGATTATAGAACCGAACTTGTGCCCACTGGATATAATGGATATTGGTGTACATCTTATATAAAATTTACTAATGGCAGAGTTGACGTTTCCTGTATTGTGAAAGAATTCGAAAAACTCAAGGAAGTCTATGACACAAATCGATCAATATCTTCAGGAAAAGTATCCTGAAAGGTATGATAAGTTTTTGGCTGTACATACATTGCCCTTGAGGACCCTACGGTTACTTTTTATCAAAAGGCTTCGCCGATATGGTACCGTTACAATTAATCTTATTGACCTTGAGGGTAACATAGTGGACAGGTTTATATTTATATTAGCAAACAAAAAGGAAACCGAAGGCAAGACCCTATTAAATGACCAGGAATTCCTGTCAATTTATGAGGCATGGTCTTGGTACGAGAAAAAAGTAATAGATTTATTTATCTAACATCATAACTAATTACCTTATTGGTTTTATCTACTAATATATTATAAAATTCTATTCTTCTTTCCTTATCTAATAAAACGACTCCTTGGCATATGACACTATATGTCAATCCATTGTCTCTTACTTCAATAATATCTGGTCTTATACCAAATCTGCTTAACTGATCAGTAGCAAATTGCTTGAGACTTTGCTCTAATTCTGCATTCATTTATTCACCTAATCCTAGTTATACTTTATCCTATTTTTACATTTTGGTACGACCAAAACATTTATATACTAGAACCCTTTAATATTATTGTTTAATTTTTATTACCTTCTTTTCTGGTGACTCACCCTATGGATATCAACTTACTTACATCAATTTGGTTCAAACGGTTCTTCTCAACATGTCAGGATTGCGGGACCTTACTGAACCAAGGTAACGCTTATAAACGCCAAGATACAGTTAACCATCTGCATGCTTATTGTAAGGCTTGCTACGTGAAACGACAACTTGCTTATAATCATGCTGCCAATTGTATCGTAAAACCCCTCAGAAAACCGTCCATTATGATTAAAGTTTCTGGAAAGAAACACCGGATTTACTTTGAGAGTCAGGACGATAAGCAGAGTTACCTTAGACAACGGAAGTCCTTGGCCAAATTTGGAAAATATCCAGACAGTTATAGCTCACGAGTAGGATGTACCGAAGATTGGTTAGGACCTGAGCGACCCATATGTGACTGGTGCGGAGGTACACTCCGATACAATATCAAGGGTGAACTTGAGTGTACCGAGTGCAATTTGATATTTGATACCTTACCAGTCCCACTTGATCGCGAAATGGTTTTCGGTCAAAAAAACAAGGGCAAGTCCGACAAGACTTCTGAGCAGGCGGGATCGTATTGGACCGACCAGATGGATGACGGCTGCTTTGATGTTTATTATAGCAGGGCATGCAGCAAAAGATTACGGAATTAATTAACTTTATCAGGTGATTTAATTGACAGAAATTATTGAAAAGGTTAAGCAAAGTAAGAGCGAACGACCAGTTAGTCAGAAGGACCTTACCAAATTCAAGAAAGATATTGATGCCTTGCTAGAGACCCGATTTTCTGATTTTGTAGACGGCTTCCTGGAAGCATGGTCTGATGCCCAAAATGGAGACGGCGAGAAGTGTACCTGCGAGGAGTGTTCTGGAGAAGACAAACTTGATAATCCGCGCCGCTACATGATTCAGGCAGGAGGAAACACTTGGTGGGTAGACAACTTTATGCCGAATCCTATTTATGGTATAGATTGTATCTGGACAGAAGAACTTGGTGGGAAAGTTAAGGTTGTAAAAGGAACTATAATGGATTCCACTATATCGATTTTTGATTTCGAATCTGAGACCACACCTGAAATCTTTGACAATCAAAAACGCCAAACAGTAGATTACGCGATTCAGATGGCCCGCGAAGCACAAGCAAAAGAAAAAGCATTAAAGGCATCTCAACAGCAAAACGCTATCAATACAGAAGCAGATGCTACTCATGTCTCCTATGGATAGTGTAAACCAGTTGGAGTGATCACAATTAAATGACCTCTCAATTTCAATATTTTTCTCTAAGGAACTTTTTGGACAAGCACGCACTAGACGAAGAGACTCGTTGGTGGTTCGAGCTAGAGCAAGATAATCCAGAATTAAATCCTATTAGAGAATATAAAAACATTATCATAGAATTACCTTACGAAAACAAGGTATCTTACGATCTAGAGACCCGAGTCATATCTTTAGTTGACTTATTTAATGGCAAGCGATCCAATAAAAAGTACCTTATGAAAATGCTAATCAAGTTGCAGGACAAGTGCGAAAAGGAAGGCCGTTCTGATCTTGTAAAACTCTTGGATCAGGAACTACAAGAAAGGACAGAGAAACTTTGAGCAAAGTCAATATAATATTATTTTTATAATATGCAATCATTTAAACTACATTTAAAAAGAATACCGTGATTTTATGAAAGATACTACTCCTAACATTTTACCACCAGAAGCTCGAAAACTAATTGTAGACAACTGCACAATGTCAGGAGAAGAGCTTCGGCAGATAATCATAAAGAAATATGATGTCGATGTTAGCGTTCAGGCCATTATTCAACACTTGAAGGTTGCTAGGGCAAATGCCGAAGAAGCAACACGGACATCCGATGCTTGTTTGTCACAAACCATCAGTGAAAGAGTTAACGCCTTTGCTCCAACAATTCTTGCTCGATACGAAAAAGAACTCAATCGGATCGCATCCATTTTGGATGGAACCAGCAATGAATTTATCTTGAAAACCGAAGAAGATGGATCCAGAGATAAATTCTGGGCAACCAAATATACAAAACTTTATGATGATCTAAGCAAGAGTTATTTGGCGCTGAGACCGCCAGTTACAACAGTCCGCATCGAGTCCAAACTGGATCCCGATGTCAGCGCTATGGATTCTTGGACAGACGATCAGATCAAGAAATATGAAGCGTTTTTAAAATCACTTGATGATAATAAGGAGTAAACCAAAATGTATAAATTTAATGGTAAACCTGGTAAGTTGTATAAAACTGAACTTGAAGAACTAGAAGAAATAAAACAAAACTATCGATGTAAAGCAGAAGAGCAAAATGGTACTGGACCAGGTAGTTGTGGTGGTGCGTCTAAAGATAAAACACAGAGTACATCCAGTCGTAAACTAACTGCTGATAAACTTCCAACAAAACGGGAAATTACTGCTGCGGAAAAGTCTGACATTAAATCTATTTTCAGACAAAAGGGTTATGATAAAGAAGACGTTGAAAAAATGGCAACAGTATTAGACAATACTGGCATCAAAGCTTCAAAAGGCGCTTCTGCGGAAGAATTATATAAAGATCCTAAGAAGTGGGAAGATTATAAAAATGATGTCGGAAAAATACTGAAATCTTATGGAATAAAAGAAAAATCAGTACCGGATGTATTAGGGCTTATAATGTCAAAGAGTTATAATCCAGAACTAACAAAAGCCATGAAGGAACTTAATCTATTTCGCAGTGGAGATCCAATGTCTGATACGGCACAAAAAGAATTTAAACAGATATACCCACCGAAAAGGTCCAAGAAATAAATTTTTATTAACTTTTTTGAGGTGACACTTGTACCCCACTTGGGGTTAAACTCCAGTTTGGCTTACGCCATTCTGAATGGAGACAAGATAAAAAATGAGCAATTTAAATGGCTTTGGCCTGAGCATAGTAGAAGCTCAGGAAGAGAATTCTGATGGTTACGCAATCCTAAAGCACAATCAGAAGTTCAGTTTGAGATTAAAGAATACTCATCGTTATGAGGGCAAACAAATTCCCTGCGATGTGGATGTCTATATACAAGGCCGTGCGTGTGGTACTTTTAGAATCCAAGCCGGCCAAACCATCATCCTAGAACGTCCAGAAAATGATTCGGGACATTTCACGGCCTATAAAAACAACACATTGGAAGCCAGACAAGCCGGCATCGACAAGGACAGTTATGAGAATGGTCTTATAAAGGTTGTATTCAAGCCAGGTAAAATTAAAGAACGTTGCCAGTGGGTGAATCCTTTACCTTATGTGCCATGTACTTGGCCAGGATGGCCATATGACCTACACGATCATTCAATTGGTTATTATAATATAAACTATAATGATAACACGAATTATAATAATACTACCAGTGATGTTAGGACACGGTCATACAAATCTTCTTTAACAAGTTCCTGCTGCTCAGAAGGCAATCACTACCTTACGGAATCTTGTTATGAAGCAGGTTCTGGTAGTTTGGTGGGCGGCGGTGTAGGTCTCTCCGGATCAAGTAATCAGACATTCAGTGAAGTTGAGGCCCTAGACTACGTGGAAAGTTCCACGGTTATATATTTACGTATTGCCTTCCGGGATGAGAAACCAAGACCATTAACCAGCCAGAAGGTATATAAAGTCTGTAGTAGCGTACCAAGACCACTCAAGTGAGTGCGTCTTTTCTTTCCTTTTTTATAAAACCTTTCATATTTTGAACCAAAACTTATTTATACTTTTAGTGATACTACTTAACTATGAGTAGATCAGAAGATTATGCATTTGAACATTGTCAGACAGTAGAACATAGTGGATATTCAAATACTGATAAGAGAATCAGACAGTTAGAAAAAGAGGTCGTTGAATTGCGAAAGCAATTGGACTTGCTCATTAAAGAAAGAAGTATACAAAACGAGTTCAAGAAAAGAGCAATTAAAATAAACTTGATGAGGTGACCACATGAACGAATGTAAATCAAAATTTATTGTAGAATCGCTAGCAATATTATTCAACGCGACACCGAAATGTAATAGGTGTGATGATAGCATCGAACAACGCAAGGAATGTTCTGATATTCTTGCTAGGTTTTCGTACACGTGGTGAATATCTTGACTCGATCCTTACTAGACCGTTGCATAATATTTGCAACCGAGAAGCATGCTGGCCAACTAGATAAGGGTGGCTTACCTTACATCCTGCACCCACTTCGTGTAATGTTAGACCCTTCCATGGACACCGAAGCAAAGCAGTGTGTGGCCGTCCTACATGATGTCTTGGAGGACACAGATGCAACAAAAGCAGAAATAATCTGGCTAACAGAAAGTCGTGATATAACGAATTCTGTCATTTTGCTTACTCACGAAAAGAATGAGCCCAACCTATCCTATTGGAATAATATACTCCTCGATCCAACTGGTGTTGCTAGGTGCGTCAAGTTAGCAGACATCCGGGATAACTTGTCACCAAGCAGGTTAAGTGTCCTTCCACAACAAGACCAAGAAAGACTGCGCAAAAAGTATGCAAAGGCATTGGAAGTCCTTAACCAAAAAGAATAAATACTAAACCCACTATAATTTTTACTATGAGAATTTGGAATGTAGACCCAAAACTAATGTGCAGACAACATTTGGGCGGAGAGCACCAAGAATGTCACGCATTAATCGGTACCATATTACATGGTAAGCGATTGTCTAATACAAAATATATTCGTGATGGTTTAATCGAGGTTCATAACATTTACAAACGACATGATGAGATTGTTAAAGAGTGGACATCACGTGGTTATAAACATATTAAGCCTTTACCCAAAGTTGAGTTGTGGGTAGAAGGCCAAGTAGATTCTGATGCAAACCTAGTGGAGCTTAAGAGAAGGTGCCCTGAATGCCGAAAGAGAATCGAGGAGAGTGAAAGACAGTGTCTTACCAAAGGAGTCCCCACCCACTAAGCAGGTTCCATTCGATTTCAGAATACTATGTCTATAGTGATGGTGAACACGTCCATGATCATGGTGCTAACTACACTCACAACCCATCCTTTTGTGAACTAATCGGAGATATTGTTCAGAGTGAAACCAGAGATAGTCTGTTTGCGGCCAAAATCACTAGAATACTAGCTCAAAAACTGGGATGCGCTAATCAGTTAAGGGGGCAAGGCCATACTGCCTCCTATCGAACTTTAGATCACGAAGAAAAAATCTATAGTAAGATACTAAAAGAAGTTCCAAAACTCTTCGACCTTACAATCATCATAAGTGATTTCATTGACCAATATGAAGGGGATCCAAGACTAGTAGAGGACCTTGCAATAGATGAATTAGTTAATCTACATCTTTATGGTGATAGGTGGAACTTGGACCAAAAGACTTAAATACTTTCAAGTACTACTAAGTGTATTGTAAAGCAATACGAACAAACTAGCTCTAATAATATAGAATGAGGAGTGTGATGGAAAGGTGATCAAAACGGGCGTATAATGCGCGCCAGTTAAACCTGGACAAATTTATATATCCATGTCGACCTTTGTACCAGAACTGCTAACTGGTTGATAAAATGAACAGGGTCAGCGGCACCTAACGCCGCAAACGGGCGCGTAGCTTAATTGGAAGAGCAACTCATTTGCAATGAGAAGGCTGTGGGTTCGAGTCCCACCGCTGTCCATTTGTTAGCGGAGTCAAAGTTGAGCGGACAGCCTAGTTCGTAGCCGATTAAATTCGGCCCGCTAACAAGCGAGATAGGTCGCGACGGTATTGCCAGGTATTGGTAGGTAGTCGAACCAAACATAACCAAGTCCCAAGGACTGCATGTGACGATCTACCTGAAAATACCTAAAAATGTAAGCACAAGAGTATTGGTTGGGTAATGGTCTGAACTAGAGTTAATCTAGTGTAGGACGATATTGGAAAAGCCGCAAGGCGAGCAGTTCGAATCTGCCATGCCCAATTCCTCTTGCTAACAGAACGGTAATGTGCAGAGCTGTAGACTCCGTTTAACTCGGTTCAACTCCGAGGCGGGAGATTATAAATCTAAAATGAGGTAACCAAAACATTTATATATAAGAAGGAGTAACTTAACTTTGGGCAACACTGGCTTACCACTTAGCGACGGGTACCTTGAGGTGCAAAGATGACCGAATGGAACAAAAGTTAGTGTTGCCCTTAATAATTATATAAGAGGTATTATAATGTACGCAAAATGTTTAATAGGGAAAAAAGTAATTAGGTCAGGACCGAACAAATATAGAGATAATAGTTTCAGTGATTATCCAATAAGAATTATATCAGCAAATGATTGTCATATTGTATATGAACACGCTGATGATTGGCATCAAACTTACATGGATACCGATAGACATGCACTCAATGGTGAGTGGTGTGATAATAATTGGATCGAATACCATTCTGGATGTCATGGACTTAAATTGCCTGACTGGGCAAAACCTTATAAAGATATCGTTAAGGTGAATATCGGGTGTAAGTCTTTTGAAGTCAGCAAGGAAAAAGCCAAAGCCCTTATTGACCTTTTGGAGTAATCTATCATGAAAGTTTACACTACCCTATGGCAGGACATTCCTCGAAATGAATGGCCCAAGCAAGGCGAAATATTCATCTGTCTGGATCCTCAGGAGAGGCTCGGCCCTGAAACATGGTCTGTTTCTCAATTCTGGGAGCAAGATGGCATAAAAGACATAGATCATTGTGATATAATTGGCCGTGGCTTGTTCTGGACCAAAGAAGATGCCATCCTGTTTGCAGGCATCTTGGAAAAAGTAAGGACAAGAGAAGTTACATTAGGAGCAAATTTTACTCTAAATCCTGGTAAACTTCATGATTATGGTCAACTTGACCTTATTATATCTAATGAAGGCGAGTTAGATCCCACGAAAAAATCAGGATCTGGTATTTATGGTTTGTCTCATTGATGGTGCGAGTTGGATTGTGCTATTATGAATGTCTATAAATTAATTCAAGAACTAACTAGATTTGACCCTGATCAAGAAGTTGTAATAGACTCCGAATATACAAATGCTCCTATTAGAAAAGTAGAAGAATATGATAATATAATTATAATATATTAGGTGATAATCAGGTGAGACGCTGTAAATGTGGTGCCAAAATAAGGGACCCATCTGAATCGTTATGTGTGGCTTGTCGGGATGAAAGACTGGCCACAAAGTTTAAACCAACGCGTCGGAGATATAATGACCCTTGGAAATATTAAGGAGTGTGATAGTTATCAAGAAATGTTTAAATTGTGGACGCAAGATTCCTGAAAATTCTGGTGCAAATTTGTGTCCAACTTGCCTGAAGGAAGCTCTGGATAAGAGAAAGAAATAGACCAAAAAGTATTTATACTAGAAACACGTTTTTATAGGTAATGTCTTTGCTTACTAGTAATAATCTAAATACTTATGAACTTGGTATTATAATAGAATTTCAAAATAATAAATATATTGTTTCTATTAATAAGAAAGGTTATCAACCTTTCAAATTAGTAACACTTGCAACAAAGCAGTCATATGAATATAAAATAGGCGACATGGTACTAGTTTACTGTTTATCAGAACATCCTATTATAATAGGAACTGTTAATACGCCAACATTTTTAATGAATATATTATGAGATGCATAATCATTTCTGATGTCCATGGACAACCTCATCTCATTGAAAATGTCTTAGCACATGCCAACTACCAGAAAGGTCAAGACCGATTAATATTTGCTGGAGACCTTTTGGGTATTGGACCTGACCCATTGGAATGTTACACCTTGCTCAAGGAAGCTGGCGCAGAACTACTATGGGGAAATCACGACCTAACTATTATCCTAAGAAAACCTATCCATCCACAAAGCGAGTATGACATTCCAGTATACGAGGCGCTGATTAGCGACAAGGCTAATTGGAAGATAGCAGCATGTCACGACGATGTTTTAATAACCCACGCCGGTCTTAGTGAATACTTTTACCAAAACACGTTTGAGTTAGATTTAACCAGTGCCGACCAAATCTGTACTGAATTAAATAAAATACCATTAATAGACCTCTGGTGCAATGAAAGTCCGCTTTGGTATAGACCAAGTGATATGTTTTTGCCTAAGTCCAACTTAGTGCAAGTCGCTGGCCATACACCACCTGGCTATTTTAAGAGGACCTTCAGGGACTTTTACCTCACGGATCCGTATTGTCAGGTTGGCTTTGATAAAAAGCGATATAGATATGTCCTGATTGAAGATAATATCGTAACAATATTTGATTCAAATGACTCACACTTTTAGAAAATATAACAAGACCTTATTGTATCGAGGTAAGTGGAAACCTTACCACCCCTACAAACAACTCACAATGAAGTGCCACTGTTCCTATTGTAAGTCACGCCGAAAATACTTAGACTCCAAAAGGAACAGGCTCGCGCTTAAACGCACCTTACAGGTCCAAATTAGGTGCGAACGCCAACCCGAACCTAATTGGCGCGAGTTGGAATATGATCCACTCGGCAAGCTCTACGACGCGTACCTAGATTATATCCAATGGGAAGAAGACAAGTACGGAGATTACACCTATGAGTATTGACCTTAAACAAGTTCTGGGAGAACCCACAATATTAGGATCAATTAATGTATTAGGTAATTGGTCAGGATCATCTAATTATTTTGATCCATACGAAGATATAACACGAGCAATATGCGTAATACCACTTGATAGCAAACCAAGTTATATTATATCTAATAGACGTACCTATATGACCTGGAATAAAAGAGATGCTGATCGAAAACCAATTTACCTCGATATATTAACATTGTTCACAAATTTTATCTGTGATAATGAACATAATGAAACCATGATTTTAAAAGATTTTATATTTAGAACATCTCCTAGCATACCCGATGACATTGCTCTTGTTGTATCGGATCATAATGAAGTTGTGATTATAAATACAGAATCAAATAAGTAAGGAGAAATAAAAATGAGTAGATCAAGAAAAGAAGAGGAACCAGTCAGCACAATCCAAGAACAGCCAGCAGACACCCTACAGACTATTTTTAAATTTGAAGATCTGACTATCTCCAAGCGTAGGATCTTCCAACAAGATGGTAGTTCAGTAAGCCTGTCCTATAATATCATCATCCAGAAAGAATCGGGTGGTATCTCGGACTCAACATATAATTTGGGTGCAGCAGGTGCCACCAAGAACTGGCAACTCTTTGCAGAGGATGGGAGTGAAATTAGTTTAGGGATACCTGCTCCCCACGGTAATCGCGCTCTCTTATGGGAAGGCACCCTGAATAATGGATTGTATACATTGACTACGGGTCCCAGTCACAACGTAACCAAACACAGGATTGCTGGGAGAGGGTATAAAATAGTGTTTAGGGTATAGGAACAGACCTAAAAAGCCAAGGGCGGTGGGCATTTAGACTATTCCTCATCCCAGAATGGTCTCACACACGGGACGGGTTCCTTTGGGAAGGATCTTAGTATCATGATGTAGCATTCTGCCCGGTCACATGCCGAGCAATACGATCTTTTTGATGCAATTTCGCAGCCTACAACGATCCCCTTTTCCTTGAGGAAAGTCTTGCCCTCATTCGAGAGCCATTTTTCTCTTGTTCCTGTTGTCATATTTACACCTCAAACTACTATAGTAATTCTTAGAATATATACTTTTTGGTTGAACATAAAAAATATTTTATAAAATTACCAGGAAATTAACATGACTAAATTTAACTTAGACAAACACAATAGAAAGATCCTAAAGAATTTGTCCCGGATTTATGCTGGATTGCCATGAAACTAAAATTACGATGTCCTAACTGCCAGAATGAGACCACCCTCCAGATGGATCATAAGGTGAGTTCCGCAAGGCTTGTTAAACTTTTTGAAAATAATAATATTTGTCAGCCCTGCTTGAAGAATGGCTTAGGCAAAATCCTATTAAATGTTGTGAAATTCAACTGGGAAGAAAAAGTACAGGGTAGGCCCGAAGAGTCTAACCAGGTACCCACCAAACTGGATAAGTCCAACTTGAGCCAAGAACAAATTGATTCCAATATCCAACGGGAACTTGCATTAAGAAAAAAGGATCATGCTTCTGCATAGTATTTTCTTTCCATTTTTACATTTTGCTTAGCAAACCACTCCTGGAATTCTTGTTCTGATTTAAACTCGATCAAAGACGCAGTTGGATTACCATGTCTCCGAACAGCCCATTGCATATAATCATCACATGCATATTGAATACAATTGCCTTGCCAGACATCACGATATCCTGTAGGTATTTGGTTAAACCCGAAATGGCCATCTTTTTTAATTAACCTGAAATAATGAGTGTACTTCGACCATACAACTATACCTATGAAAATATTATTTGGATTTACTATATCAAGGACACCTTGCCTTAAAGTAAGTTGTTTCATAAGTTACTTTACAACTTGCTTATATAAATACATTTTGGTAATTACAATGACCCTACCTATATTGAAATCACCCATTCTAAAAGATGATAAACTTGCGCCTTGGCTCCTAGATAAGGCTAGGGGCGAGAAGGCCCTACGGAAAGTGAAAGCTCGCAAACACTTGTTAGACTTCACTACATATACAAATCCAGCCTACAATGTCAATTGGCATCACAAAATTATCTGCGATTATTTAGAGAGGTGGGCCTTTGGCCAAGGAGATCAAGCAATTAAGCGCCTTATGATCTTCCTTCCTCCTGGCAGCGGAAAATCAGAGCTGGTTAGTCGAAGATTACCAGCCTGGATATTTGGCAAAAACCCAGATGTCGGTATAATGGCCACATCATATGCCGCTTCACTTGCCTCGGATATGAACCGAGATGTCCAACGCATTATTGATAGTGAACTCTATAAAGAAGTCTTCCCAGAAACAGAACTATCTGGTAAATCTGTTAGAAATGTCACAGTTAAAGGCAGTTTCCAGAGGAATACCGAAAATTTTGAAATTGTTAATCATACTGGTTACTATAAGTGTGCTGGAGTAGGCGGATCAATTACTGGAAAACGGTTTTTCTATGGAATAATTGATGACCCCCTGCGTGGTAGACACGACGCAGAATCACAAACCATACGCGACACTGGATATAATTGGTATGTAAATGATTTTTATACACGTCGTCTTAATTTGGATGCCCGTATCCTGATCACACTCACTCGATGGCACCAAGATGACCTTGCTGGCAGACTCCTATCACTTGCTGCATCAGATCCTAAAGCCGAACAATGGACAGTCCTAAAATTCCCAATGATTGCAGAAGATCCATTGGAAGAGGGAGATCCTAGACAGGTCGGAGAATCGCTTTGGCCCTGGCGCTTCGGTAATGCTGAGGAACTGGAACCCACAAAAATAAGCGCAGGTTCATACACTTGGTCCTCGCTTTACCAGCAGAGACCTGCTCCTGCAGGCGGACTTATCTTTAATCGGGGCTGGTGGGGCACTCCCAACGATCCGGTTCGAGACCAATTTTACAAGCAAACACCAGAAGAACTCGGCAAAACAATGGATATCGTTATTCAATCCTGGGACGCTACCTTCAAGGATACAAGCGGAACTGACTTTGTAGTGGGACAGATTTGGGGTAGAAAAGGACCAAATTATTACCTCTTGGATCAGACCAGGGCACGTATGGATATCATTGCCACTATGCAAGCGATCCGGACACTATCTGGAAAGTGGCCAAAATCAAGTGCAAAACTAATAGAAGACAAGGCCAATGGCCCTGGCATAATTACTATGCTTAAACGGGAACTGCCTGGAATAATCCCAGTGGAACCTCAGGGCGGTAAGGTAGTCCGAGCCCAAGCAATCGTGCCCTATATAGAATCAGGAAATGTTTGGCTACCACTTCCACAAAATGCGTCCTGGTTACATGACTTTATCGAAGAGTTGAGTGCCTTCCCAACTGGAAAGCATGATGACCAGGTGGATAGTGCCACTCAGGCCTTGTTTCATCTGAGCACCCGAAACATCAATGTACCGTTACCCAGGATTCCAAGAAGTGTAGTGAGAGTTGGTGGCGGCTGGAACGGTCCCAATCTCTAACCAAAACCTATTTATACTAAGCAGTACTACTATAACTTGATGTACGACCTTAAAATCATCAAGCCAGATGGCAGCGATGTAATAGCCGGCATAGATTACACCGAACATCAGAAGCAGGACTTCTCTAAGTATGTCGCACCACTTTTATCAGGCGGTGTTGTCCTTGTCTGGATTAATAAAGAACATCCCTTAGTACCTTATCACATCAGGGCAGGTATTCAGAGGAGGTGGTAAATACTACATTAATTTTTTCTCATTTTTCTACTGTAATAATAAGTACCGTCTGATTTTAGATGGATACCATAAGCATTTAAATAATATAATTCTTTTAAGTCTTTCTGTTCTTGTTCTTTAGTCACAAGACAATTTTTATTCATTTAACCACCTCATAACTATGAACCTATGACAGAACTTGCCTGTACACCAGCACAAGATGGTCTTTCCATCAAGATCCTTTTTAACTTTTTCCTTATCTAATTTATTCAATATCTCCTTTCTATAAATAATTTCATATTCTTCATCTGTTATTTTATGGGATTTCCAATCACTTACCAACTTCCATCCTGGACACAAATCCTTATAAACAGGATATTTACACCATTTTGGCTGATTATTGGCTATACTCATTCCATTTGGTCCTTTAAATTGGAAGAAATTCCCTTCTGAAATCATAATATTCCTTTGCCTTTCATGTATTCAAATATTTCATGACTGTTTTCAAATATATAAAACCTAACTCGAAAGGTACCAGTATTATAATTATATGTGTTTATGATTGCCTCACAAAGACTATCATGTTCGGCATGCGTAAATCTCATAAGCAATGGATTTCTTTTATTTTTGCATAAAAGTTCCAGTAAGGTAGTCGCATGCATGGTATGATAAAGAGAATGCCCTGTTATATCATGGCCCTTCCATTGAAATTCATTATCATCTTTTATTGCTATGTCTATATAGTGTTCACTTGATCTACGTACCTCTGCTATAATTATCTTGTTATGGAAGTCATACTCCGAGATACGGGGTATCGAGATATTGGGATCCTGATCAATGATAAGCATTTGTTATCGTGCTCCATCCAGAAAATCGACCAGTCTATTTATAGAGTATTCTTTAGCCTGGATAGTACCCGACGATATTAATTGATCCTCGACTTTATCCACGATATCTTGTAATCTATTAACAAATTTGTCGCGTCTCCTAAGCAAGATATCTGATATGTCATCCAACCTAACATACGATCTTGTAATTTCTGGTTCATAATTAGTTGCTCGGTTAAGAATACCTTGCTTGGCATATATTTGTACCCCGTCGTAACAAATCTGGTAGTAATCATGTCCTGAATTGTATTCTGCCCGGGAAGATTCTATTAGGTTAGTGGGTACTAGTGGTGTCTTTTGCTGGATGTAACGAATTGACGCATCTTCTAATTTGGACATTGTGAAGCCTCCTGAATGACTTGTGCGAGTTCTTGCCAATTGTCAATGATATAAACTTTAATTTCATAATACTGTTTATATTGGTCCCATAATTTTGAAATCAATTGTATTATACTCACACTACGTGATATTGACCATTCTCCGAACCCGTTACCTTCTCGGTTATTTCCTCCGAAAAAGTAATTACCTCCGTCATACATTACTTGGCCAATAAATGTCCCAAGATTAGATTCGTTTAATACTGCTATGAGCATTTTATCACGAAACATACTTTCATTTATATTTGGTATAGTATCATTGGGATCTTCAGTAATTACCTGCATATGGATATCACCTACTTTAAACTATTTGTATGTTTTGGTCTAGGTCTTTAGCCGCTTCCCAAATAACGTCACAGTCTAGTCCGTCATATCCATCAATTAACATGCCAAGGTCTTGCTTACCATCAGCGTCAAGTTTATTAAGAAGACGTATTATAATATCTCTTGCTTGATTGTATTCTCGACCTGCTTTGGCACACTCACTAGAACAGTATTTATCCTCGTCATACCATTCATCTGAGCAGCAACTAGTGCAATGGTGTTGTTGCTTTCCGCATATTTTGCAAATCATAAAGTTATCACTCCATTTTGTTATTCAGACCTCGATTCAACTTCCTCAATGCCGATCACACAGGATCATTCAATCGCATTTTAGGAACGCAACCTGTTGTAAATCGGAGCGGACACCAACCTACTTGATGGCAATAGGTTTGACTAGGCCTATCACACTGATATTCATCTATTTCATTTTTAACATAGGTTATTCTTCTCAGTTCTGGACATGCCTGTGTATTTATATCCCAGAACAGATATATTGGAATAAATGTAGTATTGGTTTTCATGGTACCCGAACTTCTCCTATCCTAACGATACTTGTTGCATCATGTAACCACGGATATTCTCGCACCAAGTCACCCACCGTTAACCTATCAGATGCTAAGTAACCATTTCCATGGCTTCCTGTACCATACGTGACGTAGTAAAGGGCTTTAAACTCTTTACTTGATTTTACAATTTCATTACTTACAACGGTATTAACCATGACTATTACCAATCCTTGCTGTATAAAGTATTTAAACACTTCCAACAATATTTGAGTTTCCATCCGATATGTGACTTGGATGCTTTGTGAACAATGGTTCCACAAGATTTACAATAGGTTTGTTTCATATTTTCTCATCCAAATACTTGCTCCATTAAGGTTGGATTTTGCTTGCCAACTTCGGTACAGACGTCCTTGATTTTTGCGCCAAATAGTTCCTTGGAGAGAAAGGCATCTCCTTGGTTGTAACGGCGTAGTACCTTAAATTCAGGAAATATTATACCTTCATCCTGGAAATATTTGACTGTCCTAAACTTCTCAATGGTTTTTTGCTGGACGCCCACGCATTTATTCCTGTAGTAAGCATAACCACCTATCGCGAACATTGCTTGATAATTTCCTTGGAATTTGTATCCGTGTTCAACTACAGCCATTATAGAATTTTGAGGTCCACGAACTGCTCTTATTCTAAATCCTCGGTATGTAATATCGCCGAATTGAATTTCCATGACAACGTTATTAGAATAACCATAAAGACCCTTCGCCCACCTCTCTGGATCCCGGACATAAATCCAGTTTTTATAAATTTCAATAGATATCTGGCCAACGGTTAGTTTGCCTTCTATTGGGTTACCATCCTGGTCCCATGCTGCTGTATCCCAGTTGCTTAGTGCCAATTAGATCACTACCAATAATATAATAATCATACTTACAATAGCAATACCAAAAATAATTACAAATGGATCTAATTCATAAAACACGTTATCCATTCCGCCAGATTCGTTTATATGTCGATCAACTAAATTGTATTGATCCCGGTTATTTTTCTCGATTGTAATCATAATATTAGTTAATACTTAATAGTATTTAACTCTTTTGTACCTACCAACCAAAATCCTCTAAATCTTTTATATATTGCTTTGTCCTATAATAGTCAAGTATTGTAGCTAATATTAATCCGATTATACCCGAAATTATTAAGCCATGCCATATATGTATAAAAATAAAAGTGTAAAGTATAACGCCAATTACAGCGCCGTCAACTGTTATATCCCATAGACTCATTAATATCACCTTATTCTATATAATAGTGAGCACTTACTGACATTGTGGTTAATGGTCCTGCTTGGATGCCAATTTCCTGGGCAATCATTTCCTGGAGCTTGGCTAAACCATATACATTCGAAGGCCATGCTCTTTTTAGATCCTGCGATCGAAAGAATGCAGTCAGGTGTAATTTGGATTGCCTTATGACAAAATCTAGGGCAATTAGGCATGGTGAATGATCAGCTACAACGTCACGGTCTGGTCTCCAAGTAATTGCTAGCGCCCGTCTAGTATTCCTATCCTTCTTAAGTTTTCCAATTATCAGGTTAATTTGATCCCACTTAATGGTCTGTAAGGATCCAACATCAGGGTCAGTGAATATACACTCGTACGCTCTCAATCGATTACCATAAGTGTAGTCAAAGCCAGGATTGTCTTTGTCAAGCAATTGTTGGGCATACCTTTCAAGTGCTGGTAGGTCCCATCCCGACCCACTTATTGGATAGCCACTAAGAGGATTCTGAATGGTGAGACTCAGATTAAGGATTTCTCGAATAAGTTGGCCATCTTCTGTGACCAGATTAGTGCCATGTTCTTCAATTTGGTGCAGGGCATATAGCCATGCATCCTTTGGTGTAGGGAAGTTCATGCTAGCACTTCGCTTTTTCTGCGAGTAATTCCAAAAACTTTGGCAATCTTTCTAATAAGTTATTTAATATCTTAATATCATCTACATAATGCATTTTAGAAAAATATGCAATATCTTGACAATGTCTTATATAATCATTATGATAAATTATTACTTTTATTTTATTAGTGTATTTTGGTTTACAAATATAACAACTAAAGACTTGTTTTGTACTAAATGGTACTGTATCAATCACTTCGATACCCATTGGCATTACATCTTCGTATGGTTTGGTGTATTCCAATATTAGATTAGTTACGTAGTTTACTTCTTTATTAAAGGTTTCCTTTTCTAGTTGTCTTAATCTTTCCTGTATATTTTCATCTATCTTTCGTTGCTGTAATATTTCTTTTATATTATTTTCGTTCATTTTTAACCTCCGAAACAATAATTACTTCATCTTTATCTTCAAAATAATGTAAAATGTGGTGCTGGTTAAGAGCATCCTTTGGTATCGCGACTTCGCCGCCAAGATCTTCAATTAGTTGGCAAAGGGCTTGCTTATAAGTAAAGGGACGTTTCATAAAATCACTCTAACTGCCGTGAAATCTTGCGTAATGTTTCAATTGCTTTGCAGGCTCGTTCTGGCTGTTCCTTGGATCCAGGACTGACCTGGACCGCACTTATCACAAAATCAAACATGTCAGGTGCGGTATTTTCTGGTATTTCGACCAAGTTTGGAATCCTGATTTGGAGAGCTTGTTGAGCCGCATTAATGTATTTAGGCTTATCTCGGGTGCATTCCCAGTCACTGCCTTGCCGTATGTTAATTCCAGTAAATTCTTTCCGAGCAGATTGCTCGTAATAAATTTTGGCAGCAAGCATCCTGATGGCTATTTGTTTCCACTCGTCTAAGGTAAGATCCTTAAATTCAGGCATGTTCATCTCCAGCTAATTAAAAAGGCTACCCAAATTAGTGCCCCAAGAAACATACCAATAAAGATGCTCACTGGATCGTAAAAATCAGTTTTGATCACAACTCGGACGACTTCCATTACAATCCACCCACCTAATACAGCAACGAATACATATGACAAACCAAGCAGCATAATTCCTAACAAAATACAAGGAAATCTATAAATATATTCCAATCAATCATGTTATCACTTCCTTTTCATTGGTCATGCCCGCAAACATCGAGGAGTCTATCTCGATCTGGCCCTGCTTTGAGTAAGATATTTTAAATTTCATGAAGTTACCGTCCAAGATCTCCAATTACACATACGCAGAAAATCCATAAGCATAGCATAAAGATAAGACTAATAAAACCAAAGAACTCATCTTTGCTCCAGGCTTTTAGGACAAAAGGAAAGCCAGCTAACCCGATTAAAGTTACCCCGATTATTCCCAATGCTTGTAGAAGTTCAGACATAGGTTTACCTCATTCACTTAATCTTATTTATAATTTACGCCAAGCAGGTTCTGGTTTCATCGAAAAGAACAAGGACAGGTTCGCGTCCTTGCCTTCCCGATTATTGGAGTGCACTTACTACAAAGTCGCGCTTATATTTATACCTTTTGGTTACGAAGATCATCAACTAGTTTAAATAGGTCATCTGTCGGAAACACCTGGTTAAATGTACTATTAATTTCAAATAGCCTATTACCTATCTTATAAATACGACATGGTTCTTTCATTCGCATTTCCTCAGGTATTTCATACTGACCTAATATAAGTTTCCGATATGCACCATCTGAGACTCTTGCCACTTCGTTCCAGAAGGTTTTAAAGTCTACATATTTATCAATACGACGATAACTTTCTTGATTATTATTTCTAACACCGTCCACAAAATTTCGTGCTAATTTCCTAACATTTTCTTTCTTCTGGCCCTCTGTTATATCTAAATATTTCTTGAAACTCATGTCTGGACCTGCATCAATTAGTAAATTGTCAACTTCTTTGTCTCTACCAAATACGTCTTGACCTAATTCATCAGTAATTTTGGTTACATCTTTCATTGATAGATTTAATTTTTCTCCTGTTTCACTAATATAAGTATCATTAATGATCTCCCCGTCCTCATCCTCATTTCGAACGAACAAAATGAGTTCATCCGATCCAACTTTTTTCATAGTTTCTAAGTAATACATTTTTCTCACCAGCATTTAGTTATACTGCTTAGTATAAGTACTTTTTGGTTGCAAGATATATAGTATGAAATTTTATACTATTCACTATCGAAAGACCTATTTTATACAGTAATAGGGAAGTTCTCATATTTGTGTTGCATAAAATTATTAATATAAATCATTACATATTAATTTACTTCATGTTACCGTAATTCAAAATCGTTATTAGTAGCTACCTAAAAAATGCTTACTATATAGCATAATCCAAGAATCGTTATTGGTAAACGGGATAGGTGCATCTTTCAAAAAATTCCTACTTAAGAGGGTTTTACAACTATTTTTATTTCTAATCTAATTTACAACTTTTACCCTATATTCTATCTACTAATACTGATTTAACTATATATTAACTCTATATCTAATTTTTACTAATAGCTATTTACTATATACTTTATTCTCTATATCTAATTTATTACTATATTTCTTATTCTAATCTTATTCTTTTTTAATTTTTTTCTTCTCAAAATCGCCTACGGCAGATAGGCGAGAGAAAAAAAGTTAGTTAACGTTAGTGGTTATAGTTATAAGTTAAGTATTTGATTTTGCGATTTTTAGAAAACTAGAATTTTGGAAATCGTATGTGGTATATTTTATTTTGAATAATATTATATTAATTAATTTTATAATTTTATTATTATATTAAAAAATCTCCTAGTTTTGGTATAAATTTTAGTATAGTTCACCGAAGAAAAGTCCAGAATTTGTATATAGGTTCCTATAGGTTCCTATAGTTTATTATATGTCCAAAAGATTTAAATACTTATAGGTTCTTATAGGTTCTTATGGTAGAAGATAAACTTGTCGTGCTATCGTTGAAAGAATCTACAAGAAATGTATTGAAAGGCTTGGGTAAAAAAGGAGAAACTTATGATACTATTATTCGGAAATTAATCTTGGATTCAGCAAGGTTAAAAGTAATAGAGCAAAACAATGAAGATATTCAGAAATCCAAAAGTGCATTTAATGAGGTTATTAAAACTTAATACCAAAACGTTTAAATAGCAATAAGTGTATAACTTGATTAGGTGAAAAAATGTTCTCAATTGTTCACAAGAAAACAAGGAAACCTCTGAGAGTTACCACCAGAATGAGTTATGGGTCTCAGTCTTTTCACTTTAGTGAAAATGATGGGCTCCCATTCATAGTTAACACATTAAAGGAAGCAAGAACTGCTATAAGTGATAACGTGGCACGAGGATGCAGTTACATAGAAAGACCTGTTCATCTGGATCCAATCAGGTTCCTTGGACAAGAGGGTATGGAGGCATATAAAGTTGTTGAGGTAAATATTATAGAAAAGAAAGCACGGAGTATGATTTAACATGATGTTTCTAGGAGAACCAGCAGAGAATTTCTTTTTAACGATATTTATTATTTACGTCATAGGTCATTATGGATTTGCAGCAGCATCTGGATCACTGAATGAATGTGTAGAAATGTTCTTTGACACACCAGTCTACATGATTCTGACAATTATTACATGGTCATGTGGTCTTATAGGAATATTATCAATATTACAAGTAATTTAGGTGATATCGTTGACTAAAACATTCTGTAACCTTAGATGCCCAAGCCAAATTGACGGTCTTTGCAGAAGGAAGTCTGTTATTTGGATACAAAACCTTAAGGAAAATAAAATTCCAGGAGGTTGTCCAAAAGTTAGGCCAAAATGTATTTATAGTTAATTACCCAAATTAATTTTTATGTGGACAAGATTTATGGACATGCATAGTGGCGGCGGTCAAAAAGAGAAATTTGCTTATATTTATATAGAAGCACCACGACAGGAAGCTGAGGTTATCTTCCAGAACAGATTTGGTCATAATCCAAATCGAGTAACATGCACATGCTGCGGAGAGGATTATAGCATAAGTGAGCACGAAACATTAGAGGAAGCAACTGGTTATGATCGAGGATGCGATTATGAATATATGACTCCTGATGGGGAGATTAAGAGCAGGAATGAAAGACAGAAAGCAGTATTTGGTGGCAATAATGAATGGAAAACCTGGAAAGGACATTATGTAGAAAGAGAACGTAAGGATCATCTTTCGTTTAATCCGTTTACAACCCCTTCAGATTACCTAGCGTCTCATAAGGATGTCTTAATAATCAGGACAAATAAAATTAAGTTAGAAGAAAGACAGGGTCAATTAAAGCGATCTGGCTATGTTTGGGTAGACGAATAAACCAAAAGGTATTTATACTAGTTTAACTTTGTAGTAAGTGCCCCACAAAACAGGCCAAAGATGAGAGACAAGACCGTTTTGGTTTTGTCTTTCTTTTTGGTTTGAGTTAGGGAACGGTGATAATTATGTCCGCAGATTATACTGATTTAAAAGAACAAATTGAAAGTTTAAAAGATGCATTAATAGACCGTGACCAACTAATAATATACCTCGAAATGCTAGAAGAAGGAAAAGTAATAGACGAAGAAATTAGAAGACAATTGGCTCGTGACCATCTAATTAAAGAATTTCCAGGAATAGGACCTTGGTGATAATTATGTCTGATCTTATTAGAAAGGTACAGGAACTTATCGATCTTGATAAAAAGATACTACCAGGTGATCTGAGTGTAGATTATAAAGACCTTAGAACCATGCTTGACGTCCTTGGTAATTTTGAGCTAGGTGATAAAGACACACTACACTTTATCTTGGATTACCTATGCGACGATCCTAATGATAATCGCGATCCAGAAATAGAAATTGCAAAAGGTGTATTATGTCGTTTGATCAAAGCTGCTAACCTAATGGAAGTTGATTGAATGTCTGACTTACATGGGTTATTGGAAAAGTTGAAATTGGTAGATAGATCAACCTACGACAAGTATTTTGGAGCCATGATTAGAAGAGGATCCAGTAATATTTTTGTTGTTGAAGCGTCTACTAGCATTAATCAGGCTTGGCTCCAAATGTCCTTACAAGACAAAATCTATGAAAGTGGTTGGTCTCTATACCAAATAAGTAATCCTGGACTACCCGGTGAAGAGAAGCACTTTGCTCACATAATTAGTGTAGGTGACAAACCAGTAGATGATATTGAGTGCAAGGCCTTTGGACAATCAAGGTGCAGTGCACTTCTTAAGGCTTACTTTAAGATGGTGGAAAGGAAGTGAATTAGTTTGATTATTCCTGTTAAATTTTTCCCTGGAAAGTACGACTGGTCCCTGCTTAAGTGGGAGTATTATGAGAAAACATCCTGGTGGCATGGAACATTGTATACGCCTTATGGGAAATTGTGTTGGTAATAATTATGCCTGAATTACAAGGAGATAAACCATCAATTGTTTTTGTATATTGGTATGGTCAAGTTCCGAAGTGTCTTAGAGATTGGCCTTGTCATGAAGTTGTTGAAATACATAATAATGAAGTAGAGGAATTAAATGCCTGAGCCAATTATTCAAGAAGCACTAGATTTGGCCGAGGAACTCCAAGACGGTGACAACGACTATGGAGAAGAACGCAGAATCTTGCTAGGTTTATGTAACCTTGTTAACAAATGGAAAGAAATTGCAATAGACGGACACACTAAAAAGATTTATTGGGATAGGTTTCCAACAGCCCGTGAATGGAACAACCAAAAGGCGTCATGCAGGTTACAAGCAATTCATGAGTTGAACATAGAAGAAACTTCTTATAGAAGGATAACACCTGAAATAATTAGCGCCTTTACCTTAGCCATTGGCACCATGAAAAGTGAAGCCGATTTACTAGACCAGATGGAACGTATGAACCTAGGAGAGACCAGGACCAATGTTGGACAACTTTTGGATGCAATTGAAATATTAAAGAAATTAAAGGAGTAGATTGTAATGACACCCGAGATTAAATTCTATAAACGGACAGACCCGTATGGCTTTCTCTCAAACTTTTGGAGGTCAGAACAAAGAGTAAGTGACATAGGTGGCACCAAGACCTACAAGACAAATGAACATTACTATCAGTCGAGAAAGGCGGCGAGAAGCGATATATCTATCTGGATCGCAAGCGCACCTAAGGCGTGGCACGCTATGAAAGCAGGCAGGAATCTTAGACCCGAGGAAACTACTTGGGATTGGGACCAAATTAAAGTTGATGTGATGCTACGAGGACTCCGAGCCAAGTTCCAAAATGAATCACTTCGCTTAATGTTGCTCTGGACCGGAGATGCGATCTTGAAAGAGGACAGCCCTACTGATATGTTCTGGGGCGGTACACTACTCGGTAGCCAGAATATGCTCGGTAAACTCCTAATGCAAGTAAGAGAAGAAATAAAGCAGGGTGACCAATATTGAACCCTGCTAACATTTTGGTAGGTATGTCCGTGCGATATACCTACTCAGGAGAGTGTGGATTTATCAAAAACAATAGGATTATCACAGAGACTTTAATAGGTGGCCATAAGATTTATGGAATTTATGTGGTAATGTGTAATGGCGATACTTGGTGTATTAATTCAGAATATTTAGAAAAGTATAAATAAATTTTTAATAAAAATTACCTGTTTTCAAGTACAAATCTTCTAAGTTGACAAATATTTTCCATCCACTGACTAGACATATTTCAACTTCGGTTATATAATCATGCTCAAACTTAATCATTTTGTTTTCTATCCAGTACGCCGTGATACCTGGTAAAATAATTCTTCTTCGTTGTTTTGTAACATAGCCATCTATGCCGTGATAACTTATAGACATTCCTGTGCGGATTTCACTGAGTTTCATGAAACCTCTTAAAATTGATTTGATAAGGCTCTATGCTCATTACTATCGTACGGTACCAATAGATCAATATATGCTTCATAGATAAAGCCATTTTGAGCAATTACTCTGACTAAGTAATGTCCTGTTGTTTGTCGGTACACTATATCTTTACTAATAATAATATTAGCACTACGATTGCCTGTATGGTAGACACTCATTCCAATTTTTATATCTTTGGGTTCCATTTTATTCCCTCCGGTATGGTTTCATATAAGTTGGGCTGGCCCAATAACCAACTCCGTTTTGGAAGACAATATAATATATTGCATGTTCAGTATGTTGCTCTGATCTTTCGTGATCAATTTTTGCTAATATACCTGATTGACCATATACTGCGTGAGCAAAACCAAATTCATTCCACTTTATGGATATACTTTGTCCGACTTCATAAGGCATTTGGTTCACCCCGTTCTCGTAGGCTTGTCAAGGTCCATCCATTGAATATCGCACCATCAGTGAAGATCACATCGGCATATTCATCATGTATTTTCATGATGATACCTTCGAATATCGTGGTGTCGGTGCGTCCTGGTCTTATGGTAAAGGACATTCCAGGTTTCCAGTTAGTCATTGTTTCCAGGCTCCTACGTGTTGGATTTTAACATCAATTGATTGTCCGCTCCTATCTGATATAGTGGCATGTCTTTCAGTTATTTTTGTTATGAAACCATCTGGTTCTGAACTTCTCCAATAAGCCCAGACTGTCATGCTAAGTTCTAAACCGTATGGATTTTTCATGGATGGTCTCCTGCTAATATCGGCTCTAGGTCACAAGGATAGGCAATAAGTTCTACACCATCAGTGTATGTTATAATAACATTTTTTGTTAGTTTAGAACTTATTATGCCATAATATTCTGGATCTTGTTTATGGTCTAGCCAGCGAACTGCTTGGCCAATTTTGACTTCATCGAGGTGCATAGGGACGTACTCCAGCGTAGCATAGCATTAAATTCGTGAGGTATTTAGAACCATACGTACCACTACAATATCTTATGTCAACCATGGGAAGACTTGCAGGTCCGCCTATATATACATTACTTATTATAATTCCCGGGCTATGTGCCCACATTCCCTGATGATAGATGTAGACTGCCCGACCTAATTTCGCTTCTTCATAAGTTATTGACATGACATTCACCTACCTTGTATTTGGTTAAAAGTCTGATTGGTATTCCTCTTATTGTCCTTAGTCCGTCGCAAAATATAATATTAACTCTATATTCATGTTCTTGTCTGATAACTTTTGACGTTATTATTCCAGTTAGGTCCATGTCAGGGATACCTTTAGCACGAACTGGCGAACCCAATTTACATTCAGAAATTCTCATGAAAGTTCCTCTAATAGGGCAAGTGGAATGATAACTTCATCACCGTCTAGTATAACAACTTTTATATTTGGCATTATACTTGATATTATGCCAGCTATGGGTGTTTCTGGCATAAACATCCAACAACCAGATCCGTTGGCACATTCTAGTGAGCAGTAAGTGTCACGTGGTTTTAATTTTAATGTCTGGCCAACACTATACTTGAATCCAACTTTCTCTGATGGCAACTTCGTCACCGTCCTGGTAATTCTTGTATCCAATCAATTCTTATAACAATTTCTTTCCCATTTTGCATGACAATATCAATGAAATTATCATCGTTATGGAGTTCTCGTAACGAACTTGGTATATGTGATATTATTCCTGAAATATAGTCATTGTATGTTATTTCAATGGTATTACGTGTTGCTGTATCATATGTCCGATATCGTGTGAATCCATCTTGCTTTAGTTTAATAGTTTGTCCAATTTCCATACTGAACCTCAAATGTAGTTTTAACTAAGTTAGTTTATATACTTTTTGGTTATAAAATCAAGAAAAGAAATATAAAAAAGTTCTAATCCAGGCTGTATTTAAATGTAAATTCTCCTGGATTAATAAGTCTTGCGACGATTACAGAGGGTCCACCGCATCCGAAGTATACACCTTTAAATAGTGTATTCAAGCTTTCGTCGTCTTCGTTTACCCTCCAGATTATCTGGTTATCTGTTTTTCTGGCTGGTTCTCCTAGGATCTTACTTAGTTCGGTGATAGCAGTTTCTAGGTTTAGATATGCAGTTACTGGTACAACTACCTCGTTCGGTCCATCTGCGAACACAATCACAACAGATTCCTTATTTTCCATTTTCTTTCACCTCATTGTTTTAACAAACAATAGTATTACTTATAAGTATTTATAACTTACGCCAGACTTAATCGTAAAACCTTGATTTTAGCCTTCCAATATGATTAATTATTTCTGATTTCAAGGTGAATCTTTTTGGCGATACTTTCTGCTTCCAATCATGTTCTAAAGAAGAAACCACTTTCTTCTGTTAATAACTTGCCTACACCGGCTATCTCTAATGTTGGCCAGGATACCGCATCCCTTCTTAATTTGGTCACGGGCAAGCGCAAAGGGAAAGGCGGCAAGTCAGGACCCATTGGCAGTGCTTTTCCAAATGTAAATACCTTTTTTTCTGGTCGTCGCATAGATATAAAACTTTTGGAGCAGACAGCCAGGGCACCTCCCATAGCTAGGTCCCTATGGCAATTACAACTTATAGCATTTCCATGGTTCAAATTTAAAATAGTTCCGCCTGCTGGCCAAGAACTTGACGAGGAAGAAGTCAAAAAGATCGAACCTAAACTTGAGGAACTTGATCGCAGGATTAATACAACCATATTGTGCGCTCAAGCAATGTACGATATTGTAACATATGGCTCTGCTATATTTGAAATCACATGGAAAGAAGACGAGGATGGCTATATTGTACCAGATGTAGTGCAAAGGCTTCCAGCTGCTAGTTTCCGACAGGCTCCTCCTCAAGTAATTGGAAACAAGTATAAATATGCTGTTGGCAATATTTTGAAGGGTATTGTTTATGATAAAGTAGAACATGTCCAATCCTACTGGCAATTACAAAATACTTATGGCAGTACAGGATTACCAGTGGAAATCCCCGCTGAGCAGGTCATTCATGTGAAAGATGCTCGCTCCCAATTTGTGGATGGCGAGCCCTACCTAATTGGCATTACAAGCACAATTGCCCAGTTAGAACAGGTACGCAAGAGCCTGATGCAAACCGTTATGCGGGTAGGTAAACCCAGACAATCCGTTGAAGTAGGAATTCCGCCAGAGTATTTAAAAGCCCTGGAAGCCAACCAGATCCCTGTGAGTGTTTCATCGGCTATTCCTGGTGCGATGAATACTCCCGCCGATATAATGCTAACAGACTTGTGGGACTACGCCCGCATGATTGTAGAAGGACAAAACTCAGATCAAGCCGTGGTCTATCCAGCGGGTATAAAATCTGCATGGGAGAGACCTGCTGTTGCCCTTAATCCCATTGAGATTGATCAATACCTCATTAAGGAAGCAATCAGTCATATATTCCCAAGAGATATTTTGGAGGTGGCTTCACAAGCTATATCAACTTCGAGTGCACCCCTCTTAGAACTCCTCAAAATGATGGTCCAAGGTTGGCAAGCACTGTGCAGTGTAAAGTTTGAGAATGAGTTGTGGACCAAATTTCTCGAACTGAATGGATATGAAAATTATCGCATTACCTTGGAATGGTCGGATTTAATTCCACCTGACGACCAAAAGCAAACAGCAGTAACCTTGCAGAAGTTTGATCGGCATGTCATGACCTTGAATGAAGCTCGTGCCGAGATGGGCTTACCTCCCTTGGAAGATGCCCCGTGGATGGCAGATTTAACTGACCGTGAAATCCTTGAGAAAGAACTAACCCTTTGGAAGGCACCACAAGCAATGCAACAGCCCGGTATGGATATGGGAGGTTTTGGCCAAGACATGAGCGGCTTTGGTGAAGAGAATGTACCAACCGAGGAAGTCCCTATTGAAGACGAGGAAATACCCACAGAAGAAGTTCCCCTAGATGAAGAATCTTCTGGTATGACCTTTCAGGAAGCACCTAAACTCAATATGAACCTGGGAACATTCTCAACTTCTCAAGACCTTGACAGCCAACTGGATGACATCCTTAAAGGAATTGAGCCAAAGGTACTTGCCGCACTTGGTAAGACTAAGTATTTTGCTAAAGAAGGCGATCAATAGTGTATAAGTTTATTGGCAAGAAAGGTCAAATGTACATGCTCGAACCCGCCATCATGAAACTTAACTATAATTGCCCAGCTGATGAGAAAAGTGGTGAAGGCCCTGGCTCTTGCAGCAACAAAGAATACAGCAAGCAATTTAACAATGCAGACATTCTCAAGCGTATTAAATCAGGTGGTAAAATTACTCAAGAAGAACATGACCATGTAATGAAAGTTTTGTACGGTAAGGAGCCCGAAAAGAAGATAGTACCAGTAGAAAAATCCAAGAAAGAATCAGTCCAGAAACCAAGTAAAAAGACACCTAAATCACCTGAACCAACCTTAACCATTGAGTCTGGTAGTGGCTTATCAAAAATACGAGATGATATTAAAAAGGCAGGCGGTGCAGAGAAGTACTTCAAAACAGCGGATACACATTCCAAGAATCAGGAAGAACGTAAGCCAATAGATAGTAAGCAAATGACCAAAATTGTTAGCCTATATACTACCAAGGACACTTTCAAGACTCCTTATAAAGAAGAAAATGGTGTTAAATGGTATAAAACAAAAGATATGGTAGTGGCTAAAGTAGGAAATAAAATTGCAGCGTATGGTTTAGTATCAATAGATCCTGATGAGAAGGAACCATATACCACGATAGTTGCGGCAACGGATTTTGCTGGAAAAGGTCTTGGCAAGCAGGCAATGATAGAATTTTATGATAACCATCCAGATATGATTAAGAAGACAGGTGGCTTAACTCCAATGGGCAAGAAGGCATATCTTAAAGTTTTAAAGAAAATTTCAGGTGAAGAGTAAATGCCACTTTCTACAAAACTTACCAGATCAAAAGCAAAGGTAGCCAAGAAGCCCGTTACTATTTTACCAAATAAAGTTAAGACTTTACCTAAAATTCCGATTAAGCAAGTTACTGCTATTAAATCTTTTCAAGACAAATTAAATCAAGTAGCCAGCAACATCTCTATAGATACAGAAGACCTTCCAGAAGAACTTCAAGACATTTATGATGATTTTGAAGAGGAAATAAAGCCCGAATTAGTCAAAAAAAATTGGAAAATTTGGGCAGTTATTTTCGCTCCACTCATTTTGCCTGGCTTAGTGCAAGGTATGCGATCTGAACCCGGCGTTAAGCAACCACCTGTCATAATTAAGGGCAAACAACAAGAAGTTATACATCCCGTTGAGCCCAAAGCCATTATAGATTTCTCTAAGCAGTATTTTGAAAATCATGGCCTAGAGTTATGTCGGAGTTTAACTGAAACAGATCTTGCTCGTATGAAGCAAGACCTGCAAAACAATTGGGGCAAGGGCGAGGACGCATTCGCAAAAACTTTCCAAGATTCGTATCCAGTTAGCAAGGACCGTTTAGAAACAATATACCGAAGCGAGCGGCACATGTCCGAATATCATGGCGTGCTGGAGAGAGCAAGACTTGCTGGACATTCCTATAAGCAATATCGGGCAGTGGGAGATGAAAGAACTTGTGACTTATGCATGTCTTACGATATGGAAATAGTTCCTATAGATGAACCATTTTCAAATGGTGAAATGACGGCCAATAGCCATCCCAATTGTAGGTGCTCTTTAGTAACGCTTACCGATGATGAATATGATGAAGGCGGAGACGAGGAAATTCAGCAAGACGCGTCCTACCTAAATGAGGTAAGTGACTTCATGAAGTTAAATTATAAATGCGAATTCAATGGCACCAATAATAAGTGTGGATTAGAAACCGAAAATAAAAATTCTGATAGATACTCAGAATTAGTGAGTAATCGGCAGGAATTAAAAACCAAGTTATATTCTAAAGACTTAAAGAATAACGAAGAAGAAAAAGAAAAAATTAGAAGTGCAATTGGTGACGTTGATAAGGAAATAAAATCACTTGGTATGAAAGTTCCTAGAAATCGTAAAGTACCTATATCAAAATCATCTATAATAAAACCCGAAGTAATAGAAGATGAATTTCGTAAATCAGAAAAAAAATATAAATTAAATCTAACAGATAAACAGACTCAGATATTAGACTTTTGGAGCGAAACCCAGCGAGAAGCAAATACATATTTACGAACAGGAGAAGGTGTTCGTGGAAAGAAATATGCTACCCAAATAAGCGAACTAATGAGTAAAAATATTACTCCAATAGATGCTACTGTTTATAGAGCAATACAAGATACTACTCGTTTGCCAAAAAATATTTATACCGTAGGAGCTACTATACCTTTAAGTGGTTTTACATCAACATCACTAGATAAAGATTGGGCCAAAGGATTTCTGTCGGGACAGAAAGATAAAGAAGCCTTACTGATTATTGATGTTCCAAAAGGCACTCCTGGTATATATATGCATGAAAATGAAGATATGGGTGCCATTGAAAAAGAGCTTGTACTGGATAAAGATTTAAAATATAAAGTTATAAAAATAGATGGAAACGAAATACATTTATCTGTCCAGAGAACCCATCAGCAGGATGCCTCCTACCTAAATGAAGTGAGTGACTTTATTAAGTTAAACAAAAAATGTAAAGTCGGTGAGTTAGAAGAGGCATTTGAATTTATCAAATTGAATTATAAATGTAAAAAAGAAGATTCTCCGGATGGTTCAAATAAATGTTTTAACACTAAAGAAAAGAGCGAAAATAAACATATTACATCCCTACCTACACCTCTACCACCTATATTTGCAGATCCAAGATATGCGCCAGAATATAAAGAAATAAGAATGAATAAACATAGGATAGCAGAAGGTGTTAGAAATAAAAAATTTGATATAATTACTTCAGTAGAAAATTCTAAGTATCGAGTAGATATTATAGCTGATCCAGAAAAAGAAGAATTCCGGGAAATTTACTATGATAAAAAGTATCCAAACGATCCCGTACCTGTAGGTAAATGGCTGGATATGACCGAATCTCATTGGAACATTTCAGATGATGACTATTATAACTTACCGATAGAAGAACGGGCAAAAATGGAAGCCAATGAGCAACTAAACAATTGGATTGATAAAGAATATAAAAATGAGTGGTTGGAAATATACCATCCCGTAGAATATGATAGGTTATGGTGGGAAGATAGGAATAAACTATCAAAAGACGCCCAATATAATACAGGTTCTAAAGAATTTCAAAATCTAGTTAACAAATATTTCAATAAATATGGACCAGAGACCGCATCTGAAAAAAAGAACCAAGTAGGAGATGTCTTTGACGTTATTAAGTTAAACTATAATTGTCCTGACTCTGAGAAATCAGGAGAAGGCCCTGGATCATGTTCTGATAATAATTCCGACCAATCCAGTGGCTTATCTTCCCTCCAATCCCGCTACAAGGAACTATCCTCACAAAAAATGTTTACCTCGTGGTATGAAATGGCCAAAGTCAACACTGAAATAAAAGACCTTGAGAAAAAGATTAATAAGGAACTTAGAAAAACCAAGGGTGAGGTACCTACTGGCTTTTCACCAAATAGAGATGGCTTCTTTGCAATAAGCGGGTTTAAGTATGTAGGCATACAGCCAAACCCAACTGGTGAAGGTTGGCTAAGCAAGACGGCAATCCGAAGTTCCACTGGTAAAGGTCCAATGTCCGGCATGATTGAAGAAACGCATCCTAGCAAAGAAGAAGCCCTCAAATACGTGCGAGAATACCTGGATGACACCAAGAAGAATGCCTTAGGTGATGTTGCCAACTTCCTGAAACTCAATTACAAGTGCCCAGAACATGATGGCTCTTGGACCTGCAACATTCAAGAAACGCATCCCAACGACAAGGACCTTACTAATGTTGCCCGGAACTCCCTTAAATTCATGGAGATGACTGAAGAGGAGTTAGACTCGCTTACAGGCACCGCCCAAGATGAATTCATGAAGTGGGCTGCAAGTCAAGGTGCCTACAAAAGATTCGAGGACATGAATAAAAAGTCCATCCAAAAGATGGTCGATTCTGGTGAATGGCGAGATGAGGAGCACCCAGCCAAATGGGAATTAGGATTGGATGCTGCTTATTTGGATGAGGCAAGTGAATTTATCAAGTTGAACTATAATTGTCCAGACTCAGAGAAGGTAGGCAGTGGCCCAGGAAGTTGCTCTGGTGGTAATAAACCATCTGGTAAATCCATTGACGAACTTAGCCAAGAAGAACAAGATGCTATTTCTGATTATACTAAAGGTTTATCCAATCAAATATCCTCATTAATATTAGATGGTCAACTAAAAGACTACGAGGAACCAACCAATGCAGATCCTGATGTATCGCCTACAAAAGCAACTTGGAAATTAATACATACACTAGATAAAGCAATTGAGTCATCTACCCAATTGGAACCTGGTACATACTATCACGGCATCAATGATGGCTCAAAATATGTAGAAGGTGAGGAATTCGAATACAAAACCTTTATGTCCATAACCAATGATATAGATACGGCATCAGAATTTGGTCCACAAGAAAGCGACGAATATTCAAGTCAAGTTCTTAAAATAAACATACCAGAAGGAGTGAAAGGCATCAAGGTTGATCCTGAATATTCTGGTTCTGATTTCCCAGACATGGAAGAATCTATCTTGCCAAGAGATATAACACTTAAGGTTGGTAAATCTTATATAGAAGGTAATACAAAAATAACAGAAGTTGATGTGGTTCGTAGCAAAAAAAGTTTAAAGTGAACCGAATCTCGCATCGGTTCTACCGCGCCCCAAGATTATCCGCCGCGCCAGTATTAGACTGCTTCACGCTAATACTCGTGTAAGGTATAGTTGGGTTTAATACTATTTAAGTGTTTTGGCCCTAATCAAAAGAAACAAGACCACCAAATGGTAGCCTTGCTCTCCTGATGTTTGTGGGGCACTTACTACAAGTACGAACTAATATATAAAGCTTTTGGTCAAACTTATTTTAACTCCTCTACTGTTATCTTGACTTTGGGCTGTTTAGGTTCTAACCTGATTTCTGGGATGACTTTGATTTCCATTAGGTCCGTATCACAACCTTCATGATCTAGCAGGAAACATCGAGAGCAGCGCGGAGTCCATTCATAACGCCTGCTTATGACAATGCCTTGTAACTTTTCTTCCTTTAGTTTATAGCTGCCATTAGATGGATCGGTATCACTACAGGATGTCCTGCCATGTGTTGGTGTAAGGATATTGATTACGTCGCGAGTTAATATCATGTAAAGTTGTTATAACTTGTTTATATTTAAACTTTACGGTTCGTAAAACACTTGGTTTTACCTTCCAATATGATTAATAAAAATAAATTTTAGGAGAACAAAAGAAAATGTGGAAATTTAATGAAAAGCATGGTTGGGAATATGTCCTCGTGGATGCACCTGAGGGTGAGATTGTTATCAAAAGCAATACAAAGAAGACAAGAAAGTCCAAGGCAAGTTCGTAAAATACGATATTTTACCATCCAATATGATTATTCTTTATCAATCATTATCCTGATCGTAAAACACTAAGTTTGACTGTGCAATTTGATTAAACTTTATATTATATTTCTAGGTGATTCTTATTAAGAAGTCTAATTCTAAAAAGAAAAAAGAACTCGTATCAGGTTGTGATGATAAAGAAAAACTTGATACACAAAGTGTATCTGGCCAGAAGGAAAATGGTTCCATAAAGACTCGTAATGGCATGCCAATAGAAGAGTCCAAATCCATCAATGATTATCCTGGCAAAACTGGTAGTCAAGTCCGTCAGCAAGACGTACCCGATATAGTAGAAGCCCTAGTTCAGTCCGAAGGTGATACCCCGATTGTAGGTAGTGTAGAGGAACCCTTAGAAGTCGAACTTGAGGAAGTTCCTGAACCTATTATATCTGGCAACCTTGAAAGTGAAGATCTGTCAGATAGTGACAAACGTCCATCTTTTGATGAAAATACTGCCAAAGAAAAACTGCTTGGTTGGGCCAAGAAAGAAGATGGCTCTATAAATAAAAAACTCTTAATGAAGCATTTTCTAGATATTGATGGTGGACCCGCCCAAACACCAGATTCATACAGATTTATGGTAAGTACTGTTCGAGATGGCGAAACCGAACCGTCATATTGTCAATTAGCAATGGATCATTCTTGGGATCTAGCATCTGGAAAACAGACGGGCATTGCTAATCGAAATGTGCAAAAGAAAATTATATTTTTAAAGAATCGAGAAGGCATGAATCTAACCGAAGACCAACTAGACTTTACTCAACGCCATATGTCAAGTGAAAGTGAAAAAGATATTAATTTTGTTGAGGACCGGAATAGCCCCGGTGAAATTGATTTTGTTCCTCAAGTAGAACTCAAGTTAAATGAATCGCCAGCGGGTTCCAAGGTTATTTATGAAGATAACCAAGTGATCGATGTTCCTGTTATTCCAATGCGGGAAGGTGTCTTCACTGGAACAGATGGTATTCCAACGCTCAAAAAGTTTGAACATTTTGGCAAGGATGCCCACTGGTTAGAAGGGCAACCTATTCTCAAAGGTCATACAGGGCCCACGGAACTGGTAACTTATCGGCATAATCGCATTGGTAAGTTACTCAATGTAATTGCTCGTCCTGACAAAAAGGATGTCGTAGCAGTTGCCCGCTATTACAAGGATAAATTAACTCCTGAGGACTTGTCCAGAATAAAATCCGGCACTCCATATGATGGTTCGATTGCATATACTACGCATACCTCAATGAATGGCGGGGATTATAAAGGAAGCCATTATAATGCCGTGGAGGATGGCGGCTATCACTTTTATCACTTTGCAGAGCTGGCTAATGGAATTGGCGCATGCTCAACCAAGGATGGTTGTGGCTTCATGATGAATAGTGCGCCTGAGCAGGATGACATTCCTGAAGGTGGCAATCAAGGTGATATTATTATTAAAACTTACTTTAATGAAAAGAGACGGGCCGAAATCACCCAAGATGGGGACCAGTTCCAGATCAAATTGAATAGTAAATCAGGCGGAAGTGGTTTACTTAGTGCGGGTAGTAAGGACCAAGCATTGGAATGGTCAAAGGTATATGTCCAAGCTGGAAAGATCCCAGCCAGCATGAAACTTAATTACAATTATGTAAATGATAATAAAAATTCATTGGATGATTTAAAAATGACTACAAAACTTAACAAAAAAGGCATGGTTACCGATGAAGCTGGTAACGAATGTATGTTTTTCGAAATGAAAGATAAGAAATGTCCCGTTGAGGACGGAGGGTCCGAGGAAGACATGTCTGAAACGGAAAAGAAAAATTCACGATTTGATAATATGACAGAAGAATATATCACACCAGAGGCAGATGCCTCCGAAATTGTACAGAAGTTGAATGCTGATTTCACTGTGCAACTTAATGAGAGAGATCAAAAGATTTCCCAATTGGAAGCTGCTCTAGGAGAACTTGTCCAAAAACAGAATGCCGCAGAAGAAGCCCAGGTTCAGGCAAAAGCCGCAGAGGACTTCGCTAAGTTCACTCAAAAGTTGAATAAGGCCCATGAGAAAGATGCCCAACTTCACTATGACGGCTTCAAGGCTAATGGCTGGGCTTACATCGATGAACATCCTGAGGTCTTTCGGATTGAGAAGCCCAAAATGAATGCAAGGGGCGTTCCTGCAGGCGATGGCGACAATGCAAGTGGCTTGGCTCAGGCAAGACAAGTTCTGAGAAGCACCCTTAAGGAGAACTCCAAGAGGAGTCACTAATTACAATTATCAATATTTAGTGTAAATTTATTTAGGAGATTAAAATTTTATGGCTACAATTCCAACTTATATGACCAAGAAAGGTGTATTAACCGCCGGTCATGGTATAATCAAAACTGGCACTGCTGCCAGTGAAATTCCGTTTGGGGCTTTTGTAACAAGAGCCGCAGATGGTACAATTAAGGCGACTGTCTGTGCTGGAACTCCCACTTATGACTATCTAGGTGTTGCCGTCAACGACATGAAGGAACAACGCCCTTACGACGGCTTTTATGCTGCAGGTAAAAAGGTACCTTATGTCGCGACGGGCACTGCCAATGTCATGCTACTCGGCGGACAAACCGTTGATTCTGGTGATTTTGTAAGGCTTCAGTTTGCTTCAACTGCTCTGGGAGCAGGTACCGAGAATACTGGTTTTGTCGTGCCTGAAACTTCCCCCGCTGTAAGAACGGCATATTCTGTAGGTAGGGTCTTGGATGTTGCTGACAGTGGTGCTTCTGCGTATAAGCAAAATTTCACTTCCATTAGCAATGACATTGTTACCTTTGGAAGTTCAACCATCAAGGGATACCTTGACTTACACAATGGTGATTACCTAGTTCTTGATTCTGATAATCACGCAGAAGTCAATATGGTTTCTGATGTGAACTATTCCAGCACGGCTATCGAGCTTGTTAAGACTCCCTTAGCTCATTCTGGAAATCTGTATGCGTATACCTTGACCCAAGTAGAGATAGAACTGATTTAGGAAAACCTAAATCTTATTATATTTTATTAAAAATTATTAGGAGATTAAAATTTTATGGCTGACACAGGATTACATTATGGTTCTTTTATTCCAGAGGAAGTAGTTACTGCCTGGATAACAACTATTAATGATTATGAATTGAATTACAGACCGGAACTTATCGCGAGGAATATTCTTCCATATAAAGACGTTGGTCCCCAAATCGACATAGACGCCGTCACTCATGTCCAGACAACTTCTGGACGCGCTGGTATCGTGGCAAAGGGAGCAAGTCCTGATCCATTCACTATCGCTGCTGGTGTTGAGAAGCACGAAATGTACCAAATCAGTACTGGCTTTTATGTGAATGAGCGAGATCTTGCAAAGACACAAGGCCCGGTTATGAAGACCGCTGAAATTAACGAGGCAATGGCCAAGATCCACGCAACCGAAGATTACATTGCAATTAATGGAGACAGTGGTCTAGGTATAACTGGAATTGTAGGTGCTGCTCATGCCAATACACGCGGTAAGGTGCTGCCAACCAACGGCACTGCAACTTCAGTTGATGTACCAAATGCTGGTCCGTGGGACAGTTCTGGAGACACCTTGGATCCTTATGAGGACGTAGTTAATGCCATCAAAATGATGGATCCTAGGTTCAAACCTTGGGGCATGATTGCAGACAGGGCAACACTATATAACCTGTTCAAGGTGGATTCTGAGAGAGTGCCTTTTGCTGATTATATTGGTAGTTTGTTTGGAAAAAGCGAAAACGACCGCTCCTGGATGATCGAGTCTCAGTTCACTCCGACTGGCTACGCATATGTTATTCCTTACTCGCCTCAGGCTGCTGAGTTTGCCGTATCTACTGAGATTGATGTCGCAGATGACTATCCCAAGGAGAAAGGCGGAAACTATTGGGTTGAAATCAAAGAGTGGTGTAATCCAATCGAAATGCACACGCCCGCTGC